ACACCTCAACGGCAACATACAAATGGATTGGAGGAGTACTCACACCATCTGGTAAGGTTGTGATGATACCTTATAAATATCAATACATAGGGATATACGATCCCGTTGAGAACACATACACACAAGGGCCAGATACATCAACTGCAACAGGCAAATGGTTTGGTGGAGTGCTTACACACTCTGGCAAGGTTGTGATGATACCTTATAGTTATCAATACATAGGCATATACGATCCCGTTACGAATACATACACACAAGGACCAGATACATCAACTGCAACAGTCAAATGGGCTGGAGGAGTACTCACACCATCTGGTAAGGTTGTGATGATACCTCGTGATTATCAATACATAGGGATATACGATCCTGTTGAGAACACATACACACAAGGACCAGATACCACAACTGCAACAGTCAAATGGATTGGAGGAGTACTCACACCATCTGGCAAGGTTGTGATGATACCTCATAATTATCGATACATAGGGATATACGATCCTGTTACGAATACATACACACAAGGACCAGATACTACAACCGCAACAAGCAAATGGATTGGAGGAGTACTCACACCATCTGGCAAGGTTGTGATGATACCTCATAATTATCGATACATAGGGATATACGATCCCGTTGAGAACACATACACACAAGGACCAGATACCACAACTGCAACAGTCAAATGGGCTGGCGGAGTACTCACACCATCTGGTAAGGTTGTGATGATACCTCATAATTATCGATACATAGGGATATATAACAATGGCTATGTGTCTAAAAATCCAACAGCACCATTATCGGCTTATACAAACAAATTTTGACGGAGGTGTTCAAGTGAAAAAATTCTGTGTAGTACAAAACGATGTAATAGTTGCCGCTTACGATTACCCGCTAACTGGCGAGATGGCTCTGATGCCAATCAGTAGGTTGAATGAAATGGGTGTGTTACTCAATGTGCCAGATGATATTCATGAGCACGGAAAAGTTTATACTATCAACCCAGATACGGGGTGCATAGACGGGTTTGAATCTTGTGCGAATGAGTTAGATAATTTGTATGAACACACAATAAGACAAACGGAAACCGTTGACGCTCTCATACTCGACAATCTAACTATGACAGAAGTTGTAGATACCTTAGTGTTAGCTCAATTGGAGGGATAATGATGTTTGATAGTTTGAAGCGATTGTATTTGGCAGGGAAAATTGATGCTGCAAAACTGGATATTGCTGTGTCAAAGGGTTGGATAACCGCGGAACAAAAATTGCTTATTATAGGTAACGAATAAAATGAAAAAGATAGTTGTAGTAGTCCTTTTAATCGTTTCTACGATAGTGTTTGGCAAGTTTAGTGTTTATATAGGCGCTGATTACAAATATCCTGTCTTTGAAAAGCAGCTTCCTATTGGCTGCACTATGTTCGACAGCAAAGCGACATTATCCTCAGTTTGTGTGCAAGCGCAAAAGGAAGTTTTCGATAGAATTAGTCTTACAGCGGATATTTGTTTTTCAAAGTTTATAAATGCAAATTCATTTGTGAATAACTTTTATGATGCTTCGCTTGGTGCCCAATATAGATACGAATTCTATCATATGTGTTTATTCGTTGATGCTTTTGCTGGACTTTCTGTATTTGATTTTTCAAGAATTTATGAGTTTGGATACGTTGCCGGATTTAACTTAGGAGTTATTTACAAAATCAAAAACGTTGGTATCGTGGTTAAAAGCGGACTGCACCTGCGAGAGCAACAAATAATTACAGGATGCGGTAATCAAGTTCTTGCTTGCATAAGCGTGCCTATCTCTATTGGTTTCTTACACACATTCTAACAAAGTGCGAGGTGCTAAAGTGGCAGAGAAAACTCTTAAACGATCAACAGAAGATCACAGAAAAGACTGTGTTTTTTTAGAGCTTAAGCCTGAGTACGACAAAATAATTGAAATGCAGAAGATTCAGAATAAGGAGTTTTCTTCTTTCATAGAGCAAACAACTACCATTGTTAAAAAGCTCGATGACCACTTGCACGAAAGCACAGAGAAATTCAAAACTAAAGCGGAAGAACTTAGCAAATCAGACAAAGACTCAGAACAAAAATTTTCTGAGGTTTTGGAGTCTATAAAGAAGCTTTCTGAGTGCTACGAAAGCAGCCAAAATAGTATTAGGGATTTAAGAGCACATTTGGACAACGGGTATCAGAAAAAGCTTAGAGACGCTATTGAAGAAACACAAAAGAAAGTGTCCTCGGAGAGCAATAAAGAGCTTATAGGAGAACTAATGGGTATGCTTAAGACTGTTGTTGTTGGGAAAATGGACATTCAGATGACTACCGCCAAAAAGTTTTGGCAAATGCTCATACAGATAACAGCTGCCGGTGGTTTGATTTACATGATAGTACAAATGGTGCTAAAAGCACAAACGTGAGGAGGAAGTATGGAAGGATTAAATGAAGTATTGATTTTTGCAGGGTTAGCGGTAGGTTTTGCGATTATTCTTTTCTACATGTTCAAATTCAAAATTTCAAACAACGTGACAAGTTTGATTGATAGCAGCCTCGACTTTGTCAATCTTATTCTCGTTATGTTGTTTCCGAACGACAAGGAAAAACAAAAGAAGTACGGTAAGTATGTTTTGCTTGTGCAGGCTGGTGTTCGTCAAGTAGAGGTATCGAAGCAAGACATAGAAGCGAAATGGGCTGCTGAACATCCTGGAGAGACAGACAGGACTAAACTTCATGCATATTACACCGAAGAAGCACTTAGAATCGCAGAGTATCTCGGGAACATGCAAGGAATACAGTTTGACTCTGTTACAAAAGAAGTGTGTAGAATGGCGGTGAAGCTCATTCTGAGCTTTTTTCGAGACGGGCAACAAGAATCAATTACTTACGTCGATCTTGGAAGTAAGGAAGTTCCTACAAACACAAAAGATAAAGATAGTTCCTTTTCTGCTGCTACAAAAAAACCAAGAGCCTCTTCTAACAAATCTAATTCTTAAAGAGCTGTACAAAGTAAACGGCTTTTCATTTAATTTAGGATTCAATTTTGACTATGTAGGAGGAAGTATAGGATATACACCTCCAGTACTTAACAAAACGTTCGAAACGCATCTTGGTGTTTTTAACTCTTGGTCTGACACATTCGATCTAAAATTCAATCCGAAGATAGGCATAGGAGTTAGCATTAAATTTTAACTGTATGAATTAAAAAGCCCTCTTACGAGGGCTTTATTACTTCTGATTTCCTTACCGACAACTCAGACAATCCTTGGTCTTTTTTACACCCGCATTTTTTCTCTGGCTCAATCTCTATTGTCACGAAGTCTCCAGACACTCTTATTACCTTATAAAACTTTTGTAGTCCTGCAGAAAACTGGCTCTTTAGCATAACCTTATCGCCCTTGGATATATCCATTTTTTTCTCCTAACGCATATTTGTATAGTATAGGAAAATTCATTTTTACTATGTTTTTCATAGACTCTGCAAGTTTTCTTATTTCATCTTCTGCTGATTGATGAGTTCGTTCTTCTATCAGGTGTATAAGATTTCTTAAGTTTATGAGCATATAAAACTCAGTCAAGTTGAAAAGGCACAATGCTTTCTTCGCGGTTTCTCTGCTTTTGTACTTATTATACAGAAGCTCATAGTTTTCTAGAGATTTGTTTATGACTATTTGCTCGTCTTCAGTTGTATCCAATGCAATAAGGTCTTCATTCTCAAGTTCTATTGGTTTTGTTCTTCTGAAGCTTCTTGTTATTCTCGAAGAGACTCTATACTGCAAGAATTGCCTATGGCATCCGAGTGTGCATCTTATATAAAACCAAATACTTGCAAACTCCAACGGAGTAGTCTCTTTTTTTGTTACCAGTTGCTTTATAATACCATCTACGTTGTATGTATACTTTGCTCCAAAACTGATGGCTGCTGCTTTCGCTATGTCTTCGTCAGACCCGTAAGTCTTAATCGCAATAACATCAGACCTCATAAGCAAGCTCCCCAACCGCACTTTTTGCAAGAAACGCAGCCTTCTCCCATAACTATCGTGCTCGCGCACCCGCAAGATGGGCAATATAATATTCCATCTTCATCATACAAAAAACCTTTCGGGTCTTGCATTCTCTCCTTTGCAGAGTCGCTTGCTCTTTCTTCAAAGTTGTTTACGCTTTTTGTCAACTCATACAAAGCCTCCAACAGTTTACCCTTGCCCTTAGAGACAAACTGAATAGCATCAGCTTTTGATGAGAGCACCGAATTTAACAAATCAACCATATCGGAGAACTTGCTGTTTTCTTGGCATCTTACAGACAAAGGGGCGTTTCCTTTGTGTGTATTGGTGAAGTTAACGAACAAGTCTTCGCCATCAAGTTGCAACTTTCGCGTGTGCAAAACAAACGATGTCTTCTTGAAAACTTGGTCTTTGTACGATCCGTCTCTGTATATTGTAATTCCCTTGCAATTAGAAAATATAGCAAACTTCATTATTTGGTATACGTCATCTACAGAAGCGGACTCCGGAAGATTTATTGTTTTGCTTATACTATTATCTATATACGATTGAGCGAAATGTTGCATAGTCAGGTGGGCTATTGGTGCAATTTCGTGTGCAGTTCTAAACAGTTCGTTTTTAGTCATTTCGTATACAGACTTATTTTTTTCTGCCAAAGTCTCTAAAGTTTTTTTGTCCAAAACTTTGTAAGCTATCTCTGGTATCAACGTAGTAGACTCAGATTCTCCATCCTTGTTAACTACCGCTCTTTCAAACATAAAAGAAAAATGCGGCTCAATTCCTCCTGTCGTCCCTGCAATTATAGAAGTTGTTCCTGTCGGTGCTATCGTGTTGACCATTATGTTTCTTAACCCAGTGGCTCTTACTTTATCAAAAGTTCTCAAAAGAAGCTCGTTTAACTCTTTCAGCTCGTCGTTGGTTTCCATTGCAATAGGAATGAAATCTTTTTCTTCAACCCATCTCGATTCATCAAACGCTGGACATTTTCCTCTCTTTTTGGCCAAGCTCATACTTGCTTCGTACGAGTAAACGGTCAGCATACCAAGTGTCTTAGCTAACTCGAAACATGCTTCTGGAGCTTGATAAGGTATCTTTTTGTTTATGAGCATGTCAGCTACGCCCATCACTCCGAGCCCTACGTTTCTGAAGTATTCATTTGTTTCATCAAACTTTCCTACTTTAGGAAATTTGTTTATAGTGACTATGTTATCCAAGAACAATATGGCATCAAAAACAAGCTCTTTGCCTATTTCTATTTTTCCTAAGTTCAGATGTCCGAGTGTACAGTTTCCATAAGCTGGAAGCCCTTGTTCGCCGCAGGCATTCGTGCTGTCTATTGGTCTGTTGTTTGAGTTTGCGAAGTATTTATTTTGTTTCGAAGACATGTATATACCAGGGCAACCTTTTCTCCAAGCAGTTTCTGCCATTAAATGTAAAAGCTCGTCTGCTTTGATCTTTTTTACAAAGCCTGTTTTGCTATGTGTTAGTTCTATGTATTCATTGTTTTTTAGAGCATGTGAGAACTTTTCGTGGTCTATATCTACACTCAAATTGAAAAAACTAAAGACGTCAGAGCCTGTGTTTTCTAATTTAGATTGTATGAATTCAAGTATGTCAGGATGATTGTAGTCCAAAATTGCCATAAAAGCACCACGCCTCATTCCGCCTTGCCTTACAGCTCTTGCGTCAGCATCTATCGTCCTAATAAATGATACAGGTCCAGAAGCGACCTTGCCCGTGGACTTAACTACAGAATTTCTCGGTCTTATTGGCGAAAAATCTATTCCTACACCACCACCTGCTTTTGTTACCAGAGCTGCTTCAAGTTTTGTATTGAATATTCCTTCCATTGAATCCTCTATAGGTAAAACAAAACAAGCACTAAGACACTCGTTTAGACTTTTATAAACTTCTTTGTAGTCGTCAATCGTCAGATCTTTCTTGGAAAAATACTTTTTGTTTACGTTCCTGCCTATATTAAATATAGTTGGAGAGTTTGGTATAAAGTCCTTCTCTGAGATCATCTTGTAGAACTTCTTTTCATTTTCTTTTATCTCTCGCAAGCTCTCTGAATAGTATATCCCTGCAGATGCTGCACAAACCGATATTCTCTTGCTTACTTGCTCCCAGCTGTTTTCATAGTCCAAGTAGTATCTTTCTTTGAGAATGCTTTCTATGAAATCTTTGTTTTGCTGCATTATTAGACCACCTCTTAAAATATGTTTCTTTCTTTAAGTTGTCTTAGAACATCTACAGACCAGCTCTCCAGCTTAAGCTTTTCCACGTCTTGCCTTGTCCTCCAAAGTATTCTTTTTACTTCATTGCTCGTAGACACTTCTTCGAAGTTTGGTATTCTTATTACAAAAGGTATTCCGAGGTGTACCGAATCAACTGCCGATGAATTGAGTATTATGTTTGATAGCCTTTCTGCTGGGTATTTAGTTGAATCTAACCCGACTTCTTCCATAAGCTCGCGTCTCATGCAGTTAATCACTGTAGTTTCTAAAGATATTTCTTCTCTGTAGCCAAACTCTTCTTCCAAAATCTTAGAATTATATGCGTATCCGTTCTTGTATACTACATCTTCTTCGTCTATGTGTCCGCCAAAACCTACACTGTATAAGTCTACTAATCTCTTTTCGTTTCCACTTCTTTTATATACAGCTATTTTATTTCTACAAAGTATTGCTACATACGGAATGATGTGTCTGTATTTTGTGTCTAATTCAGCTATTGATCTTTCAAGCATAAACGGTTTTACCTTTTTTTCGAACACAAAAGGTGCTTCTGCGGTGTATACACTTAACACTAATTGTTTTTTCATTGGTTTTCCCCCTTATGAAAAGTATACGCAGTCAAAAAAACGAAAGAGTTTGTAAGTTTTTTCGAGTTCAACTTTTTTGTGATATTTTTTAGTTCCCCATTGGCATTTTGGTGAAGTTACTGTCACTGTAACGAGGTACTTCTTTTGGTGTGCATCCTTAAGCCTTTCGTAATTTTCTTTAGATGCGCATCGAATAAATAGAAACCAAGGTTCCGAGTTGTCTATGTCTGTAATTCTTATTGCATTTTTCTTATCGCTGAATTCTACATTCGTTGTTCTGCCGAGTATGAAATGGAATACCCTGTCTTGACACATACATTTGATGTTCATAAGCATTTTTTACCAGCCCTCAGATACATTTCAACGAAGTCGTTGAACCGCAATATAACAAGCGGATCGTCATTGTTTTGCTTTACCATTAAGTAGTCTGCTCCTTCTATATACTTGTAGATATTTGTAAACCCAGATTCTCTGTGCTTTGCTTCAATCACCTTTTCTCCGTCCATTATTACGTCGCCTTTCTGAAATTCCGAAGCTCCTGATAAAGGTACTCTCACTGCCGGGATGCCCTTTCCTTTTAGTAGGCTGACTAATAAGCGTTCAAAACGCATCCCTTTGTCTCTGCTAAATTTAGGCATTTGTCTCACCTCTTTTTAAGGTTTAAGTACGTACTGACTTGGTTGTTTTAGGGTTTCAATCCACGCGTGGCGCGACGTTGTTTTAGGAAAGTGTTTGATAATACACCAAAAAAATTTTGCTTCAAAACGGCTTCAACTTCTTATTTTTAGATTCTCGTGGAGATCCCAGTGCTGTAATTCGAAGTTAACATCGCAAGTAAATGTATTTCCGGAAACCCCAAATCTGTTTTTGAGTATTTTCAGCTGTATAGCTTCCGACTTTTCATTCGAAATTCTCCAAAGACCAAGCATAAGGTCTGCTGTTTCTTCTATGACACCGGAGCCCCTGCCAGCGTCAAGCTCAAGCTCTGTAGACCCAGAGCCACCCTTCTCTCTTCCTGTCTGTGCTAAAGTCACTATTGTAGCTTTTGACCTCTTTGCCCAAGCCTGTATATCATAAACAACATCAGAAACCCTCTCGTACTCAGAAGCTTTGTCTGAACGTATTAAGCCTAAATAGTCAATGAAAATAACTCTCAATTTCTCTCCTATTATGTTATTTTCTACGATTTTCGCATACTCTTCCATATCTGATATCTTAAGTGCAGACTTGTCGCATATTATTAGTTTTTGGTACTTCTTTTGCATATCAGCTACGTTGTTTAAGAATAAGTCTTTATTTTCGGTAATAGTTGGAATTTTAGAAAAGTTGCACTTCAAAAATCGCGACATCATTCTTTCAAAGATCATCTCTTTAGACATTTCGAGGCTGAAAAGCATGACAGGGACATTCCATCTGTCTATTATTCTTGATATGCAATCGATTGTAAAGGATGTTTTTCCTACTCCAGACCTCGCAAGCACATAACCTATTGTTGAAGGAAGTAGTCCGCGGATGTATTTGTCTACAGCAGCGTGGCCAAAACCAAGTTTGTTTTTGTTGTAAGAGTCTATGAAAGACAGATACGAAGACCCTATGTTTGCCATAGTAGGAAATGAAGTTTCTGTTGTCTCCAACTTTTGTAAATACTTTTTCTTTATTGGGCAAGAATCATCGCAGTACATAGAAAGTATCTGATCACTACAGCCAAAGTTGTATATTCCTTTGTAAGCTTGTCTTACAGTTAACATGAACTCTTCTTCGTCTATTGGAGGCGAATTCTTTTCTTCGTTCCACTTTCTAAGGACTGTAACTGCCATATCAAAAGGAATACCAGAGTGCTTTTTTAGCACCCATGCCGCCCTCAAAAGCGTGTTATTTCTGTACCCTTCTTTTGCCCCATTGTTAAACATATTTCTGTAGCAAACTTGCTTATATTCTCCAGACTCATCAGCTGGCTTTACGTCTGCTATAGAACCTGCATTGCTCTTTGACTGCTCCCACATATACCTAAGAAACTGCACTGGTTCTCCGGCATATTTTTTGATCTCTATGTTTCTTTTTTCTTTTGCCAACAGCCTTATGTCATCTTCTGATGCAAGCATAACTTCTTTGTAAGTTAGTGGTATTTTATACAAACCACTTTTTCCGTGTTTTGAGTTTTTTAATCTAAACAGCCTTACGTGGTTATATATCGTAGAATCATAGTTTATGTCGTCGAACAAAGAGTTTGCAAAGTTGTGCATAACTCGCGAGATATTGTCCGATGGCTCACTTCCGATCATTGTGTTTGGTATAAGTACATGAAAACCTTTGTTTCCGGAAAAATAGTATAGAAAATTCTCTACAGGAACTCCTTCTTCAGACAAAAACGTTGTGACTTTTATCAAGTTTTCTCTTGCCGTTTCTACAGTCCCATCAAAATCAATAGGGAAGTAGGGCATATACCCCACCCCCCTATATCCAGAGACTGTCTTTGTGTTGTTTACGTAAGCGAGGAAGTTGCTGTCGAATAGAAGTGTGTTTATAAAAGCTTCTCCATCCGTTGTTAATGATGGTATTTCTGAAATGCAAACGACGTTTCCTCTATCTCGCACAGAAGTTGCAAATTCAGTAAACATAAACAAAGACTTATCCATGGCTACACCTTAATAGCTGTCTATAAAATTGGCTACGGCTTCTGCTGCTTTGGCGGTAGAAACATCCGAGGACTTTGCTGGCTTGAACACACTAATCGAGGCTTTTGTTATCTCTTTTCCATCTTTCGTATAAGTCTCGTGGATAACTTCTACTTCTACTTTTTTGTTTCTTAAAGTCTTTATTATCTGAAGTATCTCGGAAGATGCATACTCTCTCATTTCGAGTTTTACCCCAAAAGAAGACAGCAGGTTAACAAGCTTTCCTAATACGACAGGGTTTGAATTTAATACAAGGTTGTAGAATATAGAATTGTATCCAGCTCTTTCAAAGCGAAGAGGTATATACTCATTTCCCTTTTGCGACGTTTTTAGTCCTTCTTCTACGTATACAAGTGTAACTTCACTCGTTCCGATTGGGCATATAGGTTTAGAATCTATTCTAACATTAGGATCGTAAGCAGCCATATTTATCATTGCAATTCCCCCTTAGATTAGTTTTTTGAGATGTTTTTTTCCATAGTCTTTTATAAATGCTTTGTCTTCTTCACTTAAATCGTGATGAGTTTCGAATATGTTTTTTATGAGTTCCTGCAACTGCTCTGGCTTTCTGCAAAACATTATCTTTATTTTGAACATTCTGATGAGAACCTCTCTATCCTCTGCAAATTTGAGATCGTCCTTAAAAACATCAAAGAAAGTTTTTCCTGTAACATCGTACTCATCCTTCATCAACCAATCTCCGTGTCTGTTTTCTACACTGAGTTTTCTTTTACCGTCAAAGTCCTTTGTCATTCTGACTGTAACATCGAAAGAGTGTGGCAAAACTTTATTGCAAGCAGGAACGTATCCGTTCACGTAGTCATTGCTGTTAGTCACTGCTTTTTCGTGGGCTATCGCTATAACGTCCATGTTCAATGCTCTTATTTTTTGGTGAATGTTTGAATCGATTTTTTTTACAACTCCCCAGTCTGCAAAATTCAAAGCTCCTACATCCTTACTTCCTTTAGTTTCGTGAACTGACCTTTCGTACATCATCCAATCCCAGTAAGTTGTCTCTGAGTCGATAACCAGAAAAGAATCCTGTTCTTTGTTTTTCGCAAGCCAATCTACCGCTGAATCAAACTCTTGCCATTTGCTAACACTCACTGTAGAGATATTGTCAAACACGTCTGCATACTGTGCCGCTCCTCTTTCAAAGTCAATCAAATATCCTTTTCCAGGATGAGACAGCCCAAATACAGTCTTTCCTACTCCGGCGTACCCAAACAACAACATCTTGATATACTTTTTCTCTGACACAGCTTTCAAACTTTCAAACATTCTACATCCCTCCCTAAAATGGAGCAAGTACATTCGTTATTATGTGTATGTACTTTTCCCCAATAGCTTTTGATTCATCTAAGTAATACAGTTGGATAAACTCATCAAGTATTCTGAATACAGAAACAGGAAAGTCCCTCTTTTTGCCATCTAAACGCATAAGTATTTGTTCTCCCGATGCAATCAATCTGCCACTACTCTTGACTTCGTTGTGAAAGTTCTTTTCTTTGTCAAACATCTCAAGCGTAAACTCGCACTCCAATCCATTTTCTGATTCTGCAATAAGTCTAAGTAAATTTCTGTACTCCGTAAGCATGCTTCACCTCAATTCGAGTTGAATCTTGTTACTGCTACAACCTTTTTCCCTTTTTTTATGCAGCCTATCTCTGTATTAGGACTTACTACGTCTGGTCTTGAATTTATTCCGCACATTATTGACAAAAACTTTCTTACGAGATTCGAAACAATAAATGTTTTACCTTTTTCTCCTTCCGGCAGCCCTTCAAAATCATAGAAAACATTTTTCGTTATTGGTATGCCTTCTTCAATTCTGTCTAATTCTTGAAAGTTATTTATTCTTGCTACCGAACCGCTTGGCTTGATGACCGTTTTTTTCCCATTAACGATAACCGTCACGTCGTGCTCTGTTAGATTGACAAACAAGACCAACAACCTCCTTTCATAAGTTATATTTGTTTTGAACCCCGAAGCGATTCGATTATAACATAAGTCAACCCCCTATGTGTTAAGCTAAGGTTAAGGGTTGGTTCCAACTTATCAAAAACCTTAACAAACCCTTAATCTTAAGTTTATTGACTTTCTGATTTTTGATGGTATAATTGAGAGAACCGCGAAGCGAAATATATATATATAAATAAAACTAATAACTAATCTCTAATAACTAATCTCTAATAACTAATCTATAATAACTAATATCTAATAAATATTATTCACTCAAACAATCTATACAACTTAAAACACTCATAAAACTTACAAGTAGGTGATTTTACGTTTAATGGGTTTAGAAAAGAGTTTTCTTTTAATTCTTTCGATATTTTGAGTCATGGAAAAGAAGTATATATCTGCTTGCAATGGTCAGAACCAGTAAAACTAAATTCAAACGTACAAATTAAAACTTTAGTTATGAGTATCTTGTCTGGAGAGACAGATATAAATTGTATAAAGGGGAGATAACAATGGAACGAGTATTAGTTAGATCAGAAGAGCTTAAAAAGTCTTTGGCACATATAATCAAATTCATACCTCAGAAACCAATAAAACAAGTTCTTTCATGTGTAAGACTTAGATTTACTGAAGATGTTTTGTTTCTTGACGCAACAGACATGAGTTCATTCCTTACAAAGGCTGTATATTGCAGTAATGAATACGGAGAAAAGAGCATTCTTGTTGAAGCTAATGATTTTTATGATCTTGTTAAGAATTTCAAAAACAATTCAGAAGTGTACTTAGAAGTAGAAGGAAGCCAGCTTAAGATATTTTGCAACAGCAATAAAATAAGCATTCCTTCTATGCCTTCTGACAATTTCCCAGCACTTAAAGACCAGAAGCACGAGTTCTTTATGTCTGTTTCAGCAAGCTCTTTACAAGATGCAATTAGAAGACTTGTAGGCTTCTGCTCTACTGATGGTGCTGAGTTTAAAAACGCTATAAAATTTTCAAGAGTAAATGATAATTATATGCAGTTGGAAGTGTTTGGGACATTCGGATATTCAAACGTTTTGATAGATTTAGGAGACGAAATTTTAGAAAAGTCTTTTGGTTTAAGCAAGAACATTGCGGAGTCACTATGCCTTTTTCTTGCAGACATAGAAGGTTTTGTAGATTTTTCTTATAGCCAGACAGGAACAACTGTAACGATAAAATGCAACGATGACAGAATCGTAATGAGCGAAAACAATTCAGAGTTTCCGGATAGCAAAAAAGTATTCGCTAACGAGGCAAAAGCTTCAGCACTGCTTCTCACAGAAGACTTTACAGAAATGATGAAGATAGCGTCAAAAGTAACAAAGAATGCTGTTTCTGTAGAGATAGGCGATGATAGCTTGTCTGTTTCAGCCCAATCACAAGACAAAGGGAAGTACGAGAGCAAAGCAGAAGGAAAAACTACCGGAAGTCACTTCAAGATTTTATTGTATCCAAATGACATTGTAAATATATTATCTAAGTACTCAGGAAAAAGCTGTTATGTTGAAGTATCAGAAACAAACAAGCCAGTAATACTCAAGGATTTGCCAGGGCCACTCCCTACTGACGTTGTACTCCAAACGAACGCTATTATGCCAATAAACCCATTGGCGATGGAGTAGTGCATTTGTATGGCATACTCATTCAGCCAATTAGGGGTATACGAGAGATGTCCTGCCAGATATAAGTTTCAGTATGTAGACGAAGCAAAGTCAAGCTACGTAAATCAAGACCTTGCAAGATTGGGAGTTAATGTTCATACGGCTATAGAAAAAGACGATGTGACTTTTGTTATGAATTCTGTAGAAGGCCGGAACATGTATTACTACGCAAAAGAACTTCTTAAATCAATTCCGAAAGAGAGAACGTTTGAATTGAAACTTGCAATAGATGAAAATGGACTACCTGTAAGTTTTGATTCAGATAAAGCTTTTTTGCGAGGGGTAATCGATCTTGTCGCTGGGTTTACATTGTATGACTGGAAGACCGGCTTCAAAGAGCCGACTCCGGCTCAAATGGGAATGTACTATTTATTATGCACAGGAAACGACATCTACGTAAACAGCGCAGTATACGTTATGCTAAGAAACCAAAAGGTGGTGACTGTAGACTTAGATTATCAGCTGATGGACGACGCAAAAAAATGGATAGAAAAAACAGTAACGAGTATTACTTGCGATAAAGAATTTGAACACCGTGTAGGAAAAAGTTGTGACTACTGTCCTTACAGGCAGAACTGTCTTGAAGAGTTAGGAGAAAGCGAAGATACACAGCAGAACAGGCTTGCAAAATATATAGTTCTTTCCTCGGAACTTGATGAGATAAAGTCAGACCTCAAAAAGTATGTTCAGGAAACAGGATTGACTGTCAAGTCCGGAGAAATAGAGTTTGGTACAAACATAACAGAGTTTTTGACAGTAAAGAGCAAGCCGAAACTTTTAGAAGCACTCAAAAGCGCAAACCTTATAGAGAATTTTGCTACAATTTCATCAGATCAATACCCAAACTTATTAGAGATGCATCCTGAATTTTCTTGTCACTTTAAGCGGTCAATAAGAGAGACTGTAGGAATTAAAAAGTTTTCATTAAATGCGTTGGAAGGCGTTAATCTTCGAGAGTAATACTCAATCTTTTGCCTAATATACTTGCGATTTTGATGAAAAAAGAAATCCTCAAATTAGTCCTTGAAGCATAAGAACAAAAAAAAGTATCTCTATTTACGTAAAACATTTTCTTGAATTCTCTTTCTGAAACACCAAGGTCTTTGATAATTGAATCTACTTGTTTAATGAAGTTTCCGACAACCTCTTGCTCGAGAGATATGGGAACTCCTTTGTACACAGTACTGATAATGTTCCTATGGAACTTCTTCTTGCTCGCGTAACTCTGTGCTCTCAGACTTATTCCGTATATCTTGTCTATGTATTCGAACGGTGAAAATACATGCAAAACATCTACCTCTGTTTTTATTTTCTTTTTGAAGTTTATTCCAGCTATTTTGATAAGTGCCTCGTCAGCTTCGTGTGTCATCGTATCACCTCGACGTATTATAACACAGTTTCAAACAACTCTTGCTGTTGAGAAACTATAATTTTACACTACTTCACTTACAATAGCTATTGACATTCTTTTCAAAACAATATATAATATATCAATCAAACACAGGAGGTACGAGATGCGAGCAAAAATTCTTTTAGAAAGAGTATTTGACTCAGATAAGCAGCCTGTATACAAATGCGTAGGCATCGAAGGGTTTGGAAGGTTTGAAGATTCGATAGAAAGTCTTAAGCACAACGCCCTTCTTAACCTAAGCACAGCGATGAAAGAAGTTCTGAGAAAAGGTACAGAAAAAGCAGATCAAGAGTCAAAAGACAGATTCGAAAAATCCAAGTATATCGGTTTCTACAGAAACCCGACTAATTCAGAGCTCTTGATGTTTCTGTTAGGAGATGAAGAGGAAAGCTTTCTTGTTTCTGCTATTTTTGTAGTTGGCTCTGTTTACACTACAGACTACGTAGAAGAAGCTCACCCAATAATTTCGAGATTTTGCGAGCACTTGGAAAATGCGCAGTCCGAGTCGGGCGGTAAGGAACTTTTAACTGTGCTCGCTTATTGCGAGCAAAAAGAAATCGGAGGTTAATTATGAATTATTCAGAAGCAATCAGAGAAGTTTTAGAAAGGCTCAAAGACAAAGAAAGCACAAAAAATATGAAGCTTTCCAGCGTAAAAGCAAAAGAAATCATCGACACTTTATTCGAAGTGATCGCGGATTCTTTGCGCAACGGAGTAGAAGTAAGACTTATGCCTTATGTAGGATTCAGTGTTAAAACTTTGCCACCGAGAAAGATACACAACCCAGCGACACTGAGATTCTCAGAGATAGGAGAACGCAAGGTTATCAAAATCAAACCTTATGTATCTATTAAAAGTTCAGTACAGTAGTGCCCCATTAGGGGCACTGCATTAAAAAAAAGGAGGATCGTATGAAAAAGATAGCTTGGCTAAACTACGGAAAAAGAGTAATTCCTAATACAGTAGTAAAACAAGTGTTAGAAAAGATAGGGATTGAAGAGTTCGAGATTACGAGAGTAAGGATTCCTAACAAAAAAGAGATTTTCAATACCATCGAATCAATAAGGTTATACAGCGAAACTTTCGGAATTTCCGCAATAGGCGGAAGGTTAAGAGACGAAGTTTGGGAAACGCTGAAGGAGTTGCCTCTGCCATATCTGGTGTTCAGATACGACTACTATAAAAACAGTTTAGAATTTGGCAACTACGTGCCGGTTAAAGAAAATGAAGATAGGGTTGGTTGACGTAGACAGTAAATGGCCTAATATACCTTTGATGAAGTTGTCGGCATACCACAAAGGAAAAGGCGACGAAGTAGAATTTGCAAATTCTTACACAACTTACGATTTAGTATACAAAGCAAAGGTTTTTACTTTCACAAAAGACACTCCTGTTAATTTCTACACAAAAGAACTGATAAAAGGTGGAACGGGGTATGACTCAGAGTTGAAACAATGGCTACCCCCAGAAATAGAGCACCTATACCCAGACTATTCGGTATACAATGAGAATAAAACAGCTTATGGATTTCTGACAAGAGGTTGCCCAAGAGGATGCCCGTTCTGCATAGTAGGAAGAAAAGAAGGTCTTAAAAGCGTAAAGGTAGCAAACCTGAATGAGTTTTGGAACGGGCAGCCACATATAAATCTGTTAGACCCTAATTTGCTTGCTTGTGAACAAAGGATCGAACTTCTTGAGTCTCTTGTGCCGACAAACGCTTGGATAAACTTCTCTCAAGGGCTTGATATAAGGTTTATAGATGAACAAACTACGCATCTCCTGCAAAAACTAAGAGTAAGGCTTGTGCACTTTGCTTGGGATAGACCAAAAGACGAGAAAATAATAGTCCCGCGACTGAAGCTGTTCAAGGAAATTACAAAAATAGACTACAGAAACGCTTGTGTATACGTCCTTACAAATTTTGAGTCTACGTTCGAAGAAGATCTGTACAGAGTTGAAGTTATAAGGAGTCTTGGGTATAGACCTTACATAATGATATACGAAAAAGAAACGGCTTCGCATTTGCACAAAGAGTTGTCTCACTACGTGAATTCACCTGCACTATTTTGGACTATACCAACGTTTCAAGAGTACAAAAGAGGTAAGATCAACAAACTCAAAAGCAAGCTTGAGTATACATAACCCCTCATTAGCCCCTTTGCTCAGACGAAGGGGCATCTTTTAGAGACAAACTTCAGGACTTCGTATACGCCCTCAGAAATCGTCGTAAAAACTTCTATGATATTTTCCCCTTAAGATGGGTCATCGACATCTCACGTAGGCGATAGAGGGGCTCAAAACGGAAAATCAAAGACGAGCGTTATGGGAACTTTTCGAGTTATGAGCAATTCCTGATGGTTGACCATTTTCGTGACGCCGCGAAAAAGGTGGTTATTTCCAAAATGGAAAGAACCACTATATTGTTGACTAAAATAATATTAAATATGGAGGATGATAGTATGATAAGTGGAATAAAAAGAGGAGGGGATTTTAATGTATAAATGTCCAAATTGTGGTGGTATTACTGTTCTTTCGTTGTTTGACGGTATTAGTTGTGCAAGGGTGGCTTTAGATAGGGCAGGGGTTAAGGTAGGGCGGTATTTTGCTTCGGAGATAGATAAGTATGCAATACAGGTAGCCCATAAGAACTATCCAGATACTATTCATGTGGGAGATGTTCAGAAGTTGCATTGTGAGGAAAGTTTTTTGGTGGCAGGAGAATGTGATGTGCAGCATAGTGGTGAAATTGATTTAGTTATAGGGGGGTCTCCTTGTCAGGATTTAAGCATAGCAAAAACAAATAGGGTGGGGCTACAAGGCGAGAGGAGCGGGCTGTTTTATGAATTTGTGAGGGTTGTGAGAGAGTTAAAACCAAAGTATTTTATACTTGAGAATGTAAATTCAATGCCTAAAGAGGCAAAAATAGAAATATCTAGAAACTTATTTGGAATTGAACCAGTAATGATAAATGCTTCTCTTGTATCGGCGCAGAACAGAAAGCGGTTATTTTGGGTTGGTCGGCGTGTAGGTGATGAGTATGAGTGGGTTATGGTTGGTCAGCCTGATGATAGAGGAATAGTGTTAAATGATATTTTGCAGGCACCCGGCGAGGTAGATAGTAGAATGACTGTAGGCGGTAAGGCTTATGTGCTTACAGCTACCTACGGAGGAGCAATTGCTTGGAATAGTATTGCGAAAAAGCAGAGGACAATGGTTAGGGTAGGCAATATTGACGGAAATAACAGTCAGGGATATAGAATATATAGCACAGAAGGAAAATCTGTTACATTATCTGGAAATGGTGGTGGGAAAGGGGTGTATGCGGTAGCTTTGCGAAATAGGGGGAGCGGCAAGAACCCTGAGTTTGGTGGAGAAAAAGCAAACGCATTAACAACAGTACAAACAGATTCAATGGTAGCGTTTGATGATACTGTGTACAGAAAGCTAACTCCAATAGAGTGCGAGCGGTTGCAGGGACTTCCTGATAATTACACAGACGGAATAAGCAATACCCAGCGATATAAAGTTTTAGGGAACGCATTTAATGTAGATGTAGTGGCACATATTTTAGGGTATTTAAATTTTAATAATTAATTATATTAGGAGGCGTTTATGGAATCAAAATTAGTTCTTGGTGACTGTATAGAAAAATTAAAAGAATTAGACGATTGTTATGTTGAAGCTATTATTACTGGGATGCTGCGGAATGCTTGGTTGTCAAACATAGAAAGTGTAGTTCCAGAGAACGAAAAATCTTAGTATGAGGAGTTGTTTAGCTATGAAAGACATAGATTCTTTGTACCAAAATTTGAAGAGCGACATCGAAAAAATGGAAAACGAAAGTCTGCAATGGAGATTGTTTCTTAATTTTAGAAAGAAAGTTCATAACTACTCTTTTTTGAACACCCTTTTTATCTACTGGCAACGCCCGAACGCAACACTTGTGATGGGTTTTAATCAATGGAACAGAATAGGAAGGCATGTAAAGAAAAACGAAAAAGGAATAGCTATACTCGCTCCTATGCTTTACAAGGTAAGACCATCTGACCCTTCGGAAGAAGTAAGAACTGTTCTTAAAGGATTCAAAACAGCATACGTATTTGATATTTCCCAGACAGACGGAGATGAATCCAAAATACCAGTAGTATCAAAGGGTTTAGATATTAAAATAGACGAATTGTTATATACAAAACTTAAAGATGCTTTTGGAAAATATGTAGAGATAACAGAAAATGTTGGTAATAATCTTGGAACAAAAGGATATATGCTTAGCTCTAATGGAAGGGCTTTAAGTATAGCTGTAAACCCGAACTACAGTGTATCACAAAAGATAAAGACACTATCGCACGAAATGTCGCATTTTTTCGACAGCGAGAACCCTGGCTTTGCACACCTTTCGAACCAAGACAAAGAGTTTGTTGCAGAAAGCTCTGCATATATGTTCTTAGACTTCCTCGGAATTGATGTATCAGATTACAGCCTTCCTTATATAAAAAGTTGGATCAAAGATGACATGGCTGTATTTGCAAAGCTTGCTGGGAGGGTAGAAAATGTTTATTCGAAACTTATCGAAAGCTGTGATAACCTTATTGAAGAAGTGTCTTAAGCTCGTGATATTGACAATAATTCTTCCGCTGTTCGTATTCTCTGAAATTTTGAAAATTACTTTAGAAGATGCACATTATTTTCCTAAAAGTTTACAAGGCAAAATATATAAGTACGTTGTATGCTTTGCAATAACATCTTTCTTCTTTCCGTGGTTGTTTTTATCTACAGCTTTGAAGTTTGATTCCTCTAGTTTTGAAAACTAACGTAACCAGGAGGTGTGCTTATGAGTGTATTTGATTCCTTGGGAAGAGTTTCACTGTTGTATTTGAAGAATGTTCTCTTATCTGCAAAGAGTTGCTCAGAAACCGTTATCGAAGAGACAGAGAAGTTGGCTAATCTCGTAAACATAGCAGAACGCATTGTTGGGAGCCAGCTTTTTGAAGATGGTCTTTTGTTAGGGGATTACCCAGACAATCTAAAACTGCTTATAGAAGGTATAGAAAAAGAACTATCTTCACGAAACAAAAGCTCCGACAAAGAAACTCTTTTCACGAAGTTTGTTGTTAAGAACGACTACGGAAATACATTTTCAGCAAAAGACGAAGGTGTTGTTTCTTGCGAAGATATCCCTGATAATGTAACATGGGATAAGGATAAAAGAATGTGTTCTGACGGAACCGGTAGAGTGTGGTTAAGGCTAAAAGAAGCGAGTGATGCGTGATGGACTCCACTTGTTTCATCTACGAAGAGAAAATAATGACTGCTCTTGTGAGATCAAAAAAAGATTCTAAAGAAACTTAGAAAGAAAATGCCGAAGTCTGATGAATATTATGATCTGAAGAAAGAGCACGCAAAACTGTGGGTTGCTTTGGATATACTAATAGACGATTATAGTAACTATAGAAACTGCGACTGATAAAAATAAGGTGGTGTTCATATGACTTGTGACTCATGCAATGGTTGTTTGAAAAATAAGAACAGTATTGATGGGAGCTGGTTTACTACTGACTCTTTGAAAATTTCTGTAGAAAAATTAGACTCAGTATTGTCAAGCAATACTAAAAATCCCGATGTCTCAGTATTGTCAAGTACGCCGAAAAATCCCGAGAAGCCAGTATTGTCAAGTAAACGGAAAAATCCCGATACCGAGTATGGAGCAGAAGTAGTTGATGTAAAAATTGCCCGTGTACAAGACGTATACAAAGTCGTAATGCGAATCTGCGTTGCAGGCGACTCTGCCATTATCTTTGATACAGAATTCGACTGGAAGTTTTCTGAATGTGCCCTTACATCTCTATGCGACCTGATAGACTCGGCAGTTGCAACTACTCACTTTCCTGCAGGAAAAGAAGTAGACTATATAAAGGATGCAGTGCATGCCATAGTAAAGAACGCAGAAAGGCACTACCAAACAGCAGTCGTAGACAAACGCACCATAGACGAGGTAGTCGAAGAAGTAAGGGCTTTGCTACACAAGAAAAACGCTGCGTATGGAGACTCAAACTTAGACAAACACGGTCTCGATGGTATAATCGTGCGTATGAGTGACAAACTTGCGCGTCTCGAAAATATACTTAAAGGTGTAGATGCCTGCGACGAGCAAGCAAAAGATACGTGTATCGACTTAATCGGATACGCGATACAGCTGCTTCGAAGAATATAACACCCCCCCCACTTCCCTTGAGGTCGCACCCCGCACGGGTGCGTGGATTGAAACCCTTGAGTATCGCCTGCGAAAGCAGGCGTTTTTATTTGCGCAGTGTGCAATATCCGCCTGAAACGTCTATATATAATAAGGTTACCTTTTCTATTATAGCGAAAACGGCTTGAAGGACTCGGACTTTGAGACTGCTTTCAGAGCGTGTCGCAGTGGTTGGAAGCAGAAGGCTGCACGGCTCTAAACCTTCCCTTAACTGTACGTTCATCTTCAGTTATTTGAAAAGTTTCAAATGGAAAAACGCCAATAAAGTGACTAACACTTGAAACCCGCTATCGGAGCCGCTTTCAGACGTCAGAAAAAGCGAATGGCTTTTTGTCGTAACATATCCGTTCTTTCGACGTAAAGGTTGACGTGGTATTATATCCGCGTCAAGGGAAAATAGGCGACCCTTTGATGCACAGAACACCCAGCAGTCGCACTGGGCAGGAGGTATACGTGAATACAAGAAAAAGTCTTACAGCAACACTAAACGGGGTTGTGCAGGTTACGCTGCACACGACGTGTGATACGTACGGGGGTACAGAGATGTACCCCGACGTATACAAACTGGAATACATTTATATCGGTTGGAAATGTGGGGACACTTCCAGGAGTGTGGTGTTTTCGTCTCTGTCAAAACGTTTTGACAGGGCAGAACTGCAGCGAGAGCTGCAGAAAGTGTTTGGCTGCTTCTTGCAGCTGGACGTGGACGATGGCGTCCACACCGTGTTCTGCACGGTGGATAGGGACGAACGTGTTGTCCTGGCAGGGGTAGTGTACTGTCAGGATGATAACCTGCAAGTAATCGAGAACTGCAAAGTCGTAGTCGAATTCGACTGCGACGGTGCAGTCGCGATGATAAACGGCCATGCAGTCGAGTACTGCAAGGCCATCGGAATGTTCAAAGCCGGTGCGTACCTGTACCGGCTGAATTTCAAGGAGGCACAGTATGTGTAGTGTAAAGGTAATGTACCACTATCTCCACAGGGACGGGTACTGTGGAGACGTAGACATGACCTCGTGCATTATGCACGGGGTCATTTTTTTTTGGTGAACAGGAAGCCTGCAAAGGCACAAGGAGGGATAATATGTACGAATACAAAAAATATCTTAGAGACTGTCGTATTGCCTGTAGTATAGTGGAGTCTGCTGCGCTTGATTGTGGTGCTAATTCAAGCGTTGGTTTAACTGCATATACTTATTCGACCGTAAGCAGCATTCATGCAGATTTCTACAACAAGCTTGTTGCAGCAAGAGTGCTTATGCTTCCATTCTTCGATGAAAACGGTCGCAGAGAGTATAGGACAGAGGAAGCCACAGCGTACAAAGATGATTTGGAGCTGTTGGTGCACAACTATACACAAAAACAAATCCTTGCCTTTGCTCGATACACAAACTACGATACAAGGTTCGACTTTATAGCAACCGTATCTGAGCAATTTCACTACATGTTGGACCGCTATGTAAGCCCTACAGAGTTTTACAACAACGAAATTGCAGTATCGGACGTAGTGCTCGATTCTGACGGCACCGAACATAAGCTCTGCAAAGGGCAGAAAGTGTCAAAGCTTATGTGCAATCCACTGTTTGCACTGCCGGTGGTGGTTTCGGGAGAGTGGTGCGACAATGGCCTGCAGGAGATACCAATAGAGGGCAGGGAAGCTGCGCTCGTAAATGTGCACAGAGAACTCGGAAAAGCAATGAGAGAATTCTGGAGAGGATACTTTGCATTTGCGATGAACGGAACACAGAAGATCGCAGTTAAGTACTGCTTGTCTATGAATCCTATAGACATAGTTACTGCTTCTACATTCTGTTCATTTACAAGCTGCTACAATTTATATGACGGAGTGCACAACCACGGTGCCATATCCCACCTGTTTGACAGCAAAGCACTGATAAGTTTTGCTTACTGCCGCAATACATCATTCAACGAGGTTGAGTTTCCTCGCAAAGTATGGAGGCAGTACGTTTACATAGACATAGTTTCGGGAATAGTTGTTACAGGCAGGCAGTACCCAGTATCAAAAACAGTATCGGATTACTCTGCATTTGCTGCGACTGAACTTGCAATAGAAATCAGCAAAACTTTCGGATTGCCGACTACAGACAAAGAATCGCACAAGTGCTACTACAAAAACGGTCTTGTGTTCAAGACAGGTAGCAATGCAACGTACGAAGATCCGTACGATACGGTTATGTGCGTGGCCGACACTCACCCTGACATTGCAGTTATCAAATACGGTGAGGACTACCCTTGCCCAAGGTGTGGAAGATCTGAATCAAGACCATACAATGCTCATTTGATAACGTGCTGCAAAAGGAAAAATACATGAAGATTGTGGAGTTTATAGTGTACGAACCGTATCAATTACCTTACACGGTTGGTTTACAAGCAGAAATTGCAAAAGACTTCGCAAAAATAGGAAAGCAAATTGCTACATATGACACAGTAACAAGATGCTTTGTAATAGGGGATACAAAATACAGAGTAAGAGAGGAGAGATGAAAATGTTTACAAGCGAAAAAGCAAAGAGACTGTTTGATCTCGCTATGGAGATCGTGTACCAAAATCTTGGAGAAAATGGCGAAGCAGACGACTGCAACTGCAACGCTACTTTTAAGGATTGGAATACGGAACCGCTGTTCGAGCAGTACGTGCAGAACAAGGGGTGGCTGTTTGAGTACTTCGACGATGAAGGACGCATAGAAGTGAAGTGCGAATCTGCATTCGAAGATATGTTTCAAATTAAGGAACTTGCATTTGCAATGATCAAAGACCTGCTACCGTCGATCAAAGAAAAGTATAAACCGAGGCATGCAACGTCATTGAATTGGCATAGTGATGTATTGAAGGCTACATTCGAACTGCTGCTGGACAGGCTAACTGTATCAGAAGTGGTAAACAACGCTTTTGCAGAAGACCTCGAGTTGCAGGCGGACAGATATATGCCCGTCAGTATGAATTTTGTAAAAGGGCAGAAAGTGTCAAAGGCATTGTGTGCTATACGGAAGGAATACACAGACGCAACAACAGAGGAAGATATAAAGCACAACCACGACATACAGCAAAAGATGCTTGCGCTTGTAACTTCGAGGTTTATGCAGGCAGTAAAAGTGGGCGAAACCTGCTGCATATCAATAAACCCAGTGGACATACTGCTATCGTCGTCACATGCAGGGTTTCATTCCTGCCATGCACTTGATGGTTGTTACAGAGCAGGAGTACTATCGAATATGGTGGAGGGAACAACGATAGTCGCATACACGTATACGCTAAAAAGACTGTTAGAGGACTACGACAGATACAAAAGCTTCTCTTATGATGAACTACGAATACCATACAAGACGTGGCGGCAAAACGTATTCTTAGACGTAGAAAACTATGCTGCCGTTATGTTCAGGGAATTTGACGGAATGAAAGTAACTGCAGCAAAAACTGCGAGAAAGTTAACTGCAGACTTATTGAAGAAAATAGCAGACAAAAAAGGAAGAGAGTACGAGCAAAAGTATCTTGTAAGAAGAAGCAGGTACGGAGACGATGACGACTGCACTACGTCATTGGACAGCGTTCGATGCAATCACGAAGGCTACGGATACGGAGGAGACGGTCCTACAAGCGTAATAATGCTGAAACCCGCAGAAAGGAAAGTGTATGTTACATATGGAAGCCCATACAAGTGTCCCGTTTGCGGATCAATGCGTGAACACGGAGAAAAAAGCAATAACTTCATTTGCGATGAATGCACGCAAGCAGAAAGGTTTTTTTGCGAAGTGTGCGGCTATGATGAGTGCAGCGAAGATGACGGAGGAATATGCGAAAGCTGCAGATGCAACGGGTATGGATACTGCCAAGGCTGTGGAAGCACTGCAATACTCAGAGATAACGGATACTGCGATGAATGCTTCGATGACATGTTTTTTGAGTGTGAAAGGTGCCATAGGATAGAAAGAAAAGAAGATTGCAACGAGATACAAATCGGCGAAAATGATGTTATGCACGTTTGTTATGACTGTTCAAAATACTATTCAACGTGCGAAGACTGCTCCAACATGTACCCAGAAGAAGATGTTACAGTTGTACGCGAAGGCGCCACGCTTATATCTGTATGCAAAAAATGTTTAGAAAACAGAACGGCACACTGCTCTGTATGTGGCAACGAAATAACGCTAAGCGATGCAGAATTAGACAGCGACTACTTCCCTGTATGCAAAGAGTGCTCCAAAGACATTCTTGAAACATACAACTGCAAAAGACTGCATAAGAGCAAGCTATACAGGTATGATTATCCGATTATAGAAAATGGAACTTTGATTTGCACGTTGGATATGTATGCAAAAAAGAGTGAGGTAGATGAGTGTAGTGAGATGATATTAGTTAACATATACCACGACCTTGCATCAGAAAGTACGGTGTATAGGCAAACAAACGCTACAAAAGGTACTTACAAATATATTCTTGAGATAAACTCTGCAGTCAAAGAGACTATGACTTTGCTCGACGAGCCTGTAAGTGTGCCTCTTATGTATCAACAATACAGCGGAAGTCAGGGCTACGACGAAAGTGTAAGTAAAGTAATGATATATGGCGTGCTGTATGCGAAGGAAGTTGAATAATATGTACGAGGGAATAGATATGTATGTTTTCAAGCTGGGAGTAAGTGACCTGTTTCAGTATCTACAGTCTAAGTTGATTGAGTGTAAATACAAGTTTATCAGAGGCAAAGGGTTCCTTTATGCAAAAGGCACCTCTGAGATAATGCTCGTCGCTCATCTCGATACTGTATACAAGCAACCAAATAAGATATTCTTGCACCACGGTATGATGTATTCAACTACAGGTTTAGGCGCAGATGACCGTGCCGGAGTCGCTTGTATTCTTAATATGCTTGACAGAGGTTTTAGACCATCTGTACTGTTTACAGATGGTGAGGAGAGTGGAGGAACAGGTGCACGCGAGTTTGCAGATAACATAAAGTTAGACGGGATACACCTGTTTGTAGAGATAGACAGAGCAGGAACAAAGCACTTTGCATACTATACGTATGAATTAGATGAAGAGTTGGAGAAGTACATGCTGGATGTTACCGGCCTTGAAGGTAAGAAAGGTAGCTTTACAGATATAGATGTGCTTACTACAGAATACGGGATACAAGGGTGCAATATAGCTACTGGATATTATATGAACCATACAAAAAAAGAGTATCTGTTAATTAAACAATACAAGGAAGCGTGCAATAGCGTTGAAAACATACTTGTAAATCCACCAGAAGAAGTGTTGAAGTACGATGCAGAAGAAGATTGCGCAATCGCATGCGACTGGTCTTGGTGGCGTAAGCAAGAATTTCCAGATTGGGAGCCCGAGAGCACAGAAGGTTACAAGAAGGAAGACTGGTGGAAATGATTCTGTACTTAGCCATAAAGATAATGATATGCATGTGGGGATTTGCTGTGCTGTGTGGAGGTATTAAAAAGAGGTAGTTGAAGAGTAAAACGTACAATCGTTGGAGAATGCGAAAATGCATTCTCCTTTTTGTTGTATATAGGTATAGGCGAAAGAATTATTTCGTACACGAAATGTTCAAAAAGTGAACTATTTCTCAACTTACAGTTGTACTACATTAACTAACTATCTCAATAGCATACAATAACGTGGCGCATATAATCTATTGCTGTCAAAGAACATTACAACCATTTTTTATCGAGTACAACCGTAGGTTGTATTCTCTACCACGAGTTGTATTAAACTGTCAGTTGTACCGTTTACAACCGTCAGTTGTAATTAAACCTACGGTAGTATTGTCAAGTTGTATGCAACTGCCCGATGTACGATGTTGCTGTGTGCGTCCACTAACTATGTTCCTTTGAACGGGTTATGATGACTAAACTTTCTCTGTATTCAGTATTGTCAATACGCGCTTGCATGCCCGATGTACGTGGTTACAAAACCTCGTATTGTCAATATGTGCGCATTAGCCCGATGTACACGTAGTGATTAAAAATACTCTCGTATTGTCAATGTACTCGTACGTGCCCGATGTACAGGGTCTAAGGAATAAACAAAGTTATAACCCCCGTCCGCCCCCGCCCACCCGCCCCAACAAATGTTATTGTATCGATTCAACGGATAGTTGTATAGGTTTTCATAGGCTACGGGAGCGGTTTTCTGTTTGTTTCGATTACGATGTGACTATTAAACCGTTCTAACGCCAAAACGACGTGTTAGAGAGCGTTTCAGACGATATCGATTTTAAGGCTATTCTTAGCCCTTAGGAAGCGTTCAACCCCCGTTTCCAGTCTCTCACTCGCGAAAGGGTTATAACTCATCTCATAGAAGGCGTGAATGGGGTTATAGAGGAAGTTTCAGACAGTGAGAGATATAAACAGCGGAAGAATCATCTTTGACTCGAGACAATCCCACGATTTCTAAAGCCTGATAACCTTAAACCTCGGGAAGCTCATCAATAGAGGGTTATAATCGACGTTCATTTTAAGGCCATCGGCGAGCCTTAGGGAGCGTTCAACCCCGTTCTCACGCCAATCACCCACAATAGCCTAAAGAAACGCCTCTGAGACGTCGCCAATGTGGTCTATCGAAACGTTTATCGATTGATGACTTATGGAACGCGACTCTGTCACTCGGATATGATAGAAAGACTTCGAACGTCGCTAAAAATAGGCCTAAACTTCCTGACGAAGGTCAAAGAAAGGTTAAAGAGTGTGAAGAAAGTGAAAGCCAATGAAAACCACCAGGTCAAGGGTTACATTCCGATCATTGTGAACGCCACGATATAGCGGTCACGCTATCACAATAGGAAGTCACTCGGACTTCTTATTAGTGAGTCCGTTTTGGGATAAAAAAAGGGACGGTTTCCCGTCCCTTTGTTTTTGGTTCGGGTTAAAATTTATCACCCGAACCATCATAACCAAAATAACCCATCTCGTCGAACGTTCGAGGATCGCGGACGGACAACACAACGTCAAGCCCATCGTAGGAATCGGAATCGAACGCGACGTTCAATAAGAACGCCGGCTCGATCAGGTCTCTTGACCATCGAAGGAACATTGATGGTCCGACTAAAACCCATCGATAACAGCGGTTTGACCCGCCGATGGTCGTTTTCAATAGACGCTGGAGTTGACACGTCGGCACGAATCCGGAAGCCCTCAAAAGCCGCTCGAGTCTCACTCGAGATCGCCACCTTCCGTCTTCGGAAGCGTTCTATTCACATAGAACGCCCCCTTCAATACGAGAACTCGGACTTCAACCGGAAGGCTCTTAAAGCCTTCCGACCGGATAAACTCGAAAGCCCTTGACAAGCTTTCTTTCTTGGCCCTATGGGCCTTCCACTTCCGGCTCATTTCGCTGATCATCTTCTCAACCTCAACGTTTTCTACGAGCTTTTCAACACTAGGCATTTCTTTGGCCTCCTATTCGGGTTAGACTCTCATCTTATGTTCCAACCCCTATACAGATTAGACGTTGAAACACGCGAAAAAGTTCCAGTTCGCGGACAGAAACAGAATAACATTCGGAAACAGTTCCATTAAGGATATATTATGTTTTTGGCGACAAAACATTTTTTCAAAACCAAAACATTTTTTCAAAACCTTGAAATAACAATTCTAATTATTATAAATTGACAATATCAAATTATATAACCAGTTTCAAGAGTGTGAAAAGACACGCCCGAAGGTGTTTGAGTGGACGCTATGATTATAAACGACTGATTGACGCTATGGACACGCGACAATCAAAACGTCGTTAGATAACGCCGCCCTGATGACCACGGACGGCTAAAGCCCATCAATAAGGTGTTCGAGTGGACTATATTATTCTCCGGTCTCGCCCGTGACCCGACACCCCCCGTCCATTCATAAACGAGCGTGAGGAGAGAGGAAATACCTCTCTCTCCCTGCGTACAATATTTTCGACCCTCTGTAAATGGCTCTATAGGCTGTTTCTTGATTTTATTTGAGCATTACTATATACTATTCATATACTAGACTTACTCAATAAAGTACTAAGAGTTGTATAAATCATAAAAGATAAAGATAGATCTCCTATCTTCTATTACTTAGGTTCTATTACTTAGGTTCTATTACTTAGGTTCTATTACTTAGGTTCTATTACTCTAATACTCTAGAATCTAATACTATAGAATCTAATACTAAATCTACTACTTAGACTAGAGCTATGTACTAACTAGGTTTCCGTAAGGAAACCTCTAGTACTAGAGTACGCGCGCGTGTTAGTATAGGAGGGGAAGTATGCTGTTGGAGATCATAAGTTCAGGATTAAGATTGAAGATAGATTTTTACGAGTTGGGGATAAGGTATATAGTCATAGACAGAGTAACCGAAGAGATTGTGTTGGATGCGAAGACATTGTGTGAGTTAGAAAGTAAATTTAGGCAATGGAATAAAAACAACCGTAAGTAGAAGTTTTTGTCTCAATTTTAAGGTATAATAGGTTGGAGGGATAGCTGTGGTTAAGCTTGATGATATTGTTTTTGGTAAGATAAAGGATAACAGGTTTAATAAGAAGAATCTTACAGAACTATGCAAGGCTTTAGAGATGGGAATGGATAGAGGCAGTGCTTGCGCACTGATAATGATCAATGATGATGAGTTGTCTGAATGGACAAGCGATTATCCAGAGTTGGAGTCATTGCTAAAGTACTATGAAGCAGTATACTTGAAGATGTTGTTGTCTACTGTAAACGAGAAGGTTGCCAACAATCCTGATTTTGCTTTTAAGATGCTTACAAGTAAGTTTGAGGAGTATCAGAGAAAGACAGTTACAAAGACAGCTAAGAAGGGTGAAAAGTCGATGGTTCAAAAGATAGTGGAGTTGTCTCGTGGCAAATGAATTCGAAGCAGCTTTTAAGAAGTATCAGAAAAGCCCATATTTGTTTGTAAAAGAGCTTGTAAGGCCACCAATGATAACTCATCAGCAAGAGCTTGTTTTGAAGAGCCTTGAAAAGAGCAGGCACATAGCTGTAAAGAGTGGGCACGGAGTTGGTAAGAGTGCTTTAAGCGCTTGGATAACTTTGTGGTTTATGCTGACGCATCCTATGTGTAAGGTAGCTATAACTGCCCCGACGCAGCATCAACTTGAAGATGTGTTATGGTCAGAGTTGAAGAAGTGGACAAACAGTTGTGATCTTTTGTATGATTTGTTTGATATACGAAAGACAAAGATGGTTGTAAAAGATCCAAGGTATGAAGAGATTTGGTTTGCTGTTCCAATATCTGTAAGAAAGCCGGAAAGTCTTCAAGGGTTTCATGCAGATAGTCTGTTATTCATAATGGATGAGGCATCAGGTATACCAGACAATGTCTTTGAGCCTATAGAGGGTGCTTTGACAAGTTCTGGATGCTATTCTGTGATGTTTGGTAACCCAACTAAGGTTTCTGGTACTTTCTACGATGCTTTTAATAAGCATGCTAAGCAATATAAGACATTCACATTCAGTAGCGAAGAGTCTCCGCTTGTTTCTAAAGAGTATGTCCAGAGAATGCGTGATAAGTTTGGGTATGACAGTGATGTTTATCGTGTGCGTGTTCTTGGGGAGTTTCCTTCTGGTTCTCTTAACTCTGTAATATCTATAGAGAGCATAGAGAGTGCATTTAACAATGAGAAGTACGAAGAGATACCAGGTGAAGTTTCTTTCGGAGTAGATGTGGCGAGATACGGTGACGACGAGACTGTAGTCGCTATCGTTAATGGAAATGTAGTTGTTGATATAGCAAGGTATAGGAATCTTGATAGTGTTGAGATCGCAGAGGAATTGGAGAGATTGTATTATATATATACTCCTTCAAAAATAAAGATTGAGCTTTCTGGAGTTGGGGCAGGAGTGTTTGATTTGATTAAGAGGAAGAATATAAAGTGTAAGAAGATAGCTTTTATACCTCAAGCTGAGCCATACAGTAAAGAGTTTGCAGATTCTATGACTGAAGCTTGGTTTAACCTAAGAGAGCTATTTAAGATAAATATTTTAGGAAAGTCTGGTATAGTTATGAAAGAAGACCTTGATGCTTTGGAACAGCTTGCAAGTAGATCATATACAATACTGCCAAATGGCAAGTTTAAGCTTGAGGATAAGGCTTCGCATAAGAAGAAGAATAACGGAATATCTCCGGATATAGGCGATGCTCTGTCTATAGCCTTCTATGAGGGTAAGACAGGAAAGTTAAGGGATACTTTGAAGGCAAACAACTTCGTTCTAAGAGGTGATAATAAATGGCAAGACTTTCCACGCATCAAGTGGTAGGAACTTCTGTTTTTTCGAGTGGCACTGTTGAGGCATTTTCTGGTAGCGGAGACATAAGTTTTGAGAAGTTGAAACTTTTGCACGGAGACAATGATATAGAGAGGTTTGTGACTCTTAAAGCTCAGCTTCAAGCCAGTATGGTTAATGGGTATAAGCATCCGAATAAAGAGATAGAGAAGTTTGTGTGGGATTGTCTCAATTCGGCAGAAGGAAGCTTTTTTAGTGTCTTGAGTGATGCTATTATTGACTGTATCGTTTATGGGCATCACTTGTCTGAGATAGTGTGGAAGTATAAGAACAAGAGATATATGATAAAAAGGTTTGTCTATATAAAGCCTGAGCATAGGGTTCTTGCATTAAATAAAGAAAGGGATATTATAGGGTTGCATTTACTCGGATCAAACTATATTCCGAAGAAAAAGCTTTTATACGTGAACTATAAACCGAATTATGGTATATTCGGGAAGTCTGAAGTTGCAGCGTTGTATCCGCAGTATCTATTGTCTCGATCTGCATTGTATAACTTTGGAAGGGTTATGGAGAGAAATGGATTTCCTTTGTATGTTGGAAAGTCAGATAATACAGAGGATATGGTTAATGTTTTGAAGAATCTATACAATATATCGAGTATAGCGATTACTGAAAATGAAAGCATAGAGATGATAGAGGCTAAAACACCAGGCGAACTCTTTGAAAAGGGAATAAATTTGGCTTTAAGAGCGTATGTAAGGCATCTTGGTCTCGCAGAGCTTATGGTAAATGTTAATAACACAGGAACGTATAATTTAGGAGAAGTGCAGTATAATAGCTTTGTTGACGAACAAGAGTTTTATGCAAAGAAGTCAAGTGATGTGTTGGTTGATGCTTTTGTTAAGAATATAATAGATGTTAACTTTGGAAGCGAAGAAGGTTATGGCGAGTTTGTCATTTCAAAGGCGCCTAACATAGAAATACAGAAACAGGTTGCAACTGTTCTTCAAGAACTATATACGGCAGATAGCATAAATGACAACTTGAGATATAAATTGTTTGAACAAGCTGGATGGAGCAAAGAAGATATAGGTGAATTTGAAAAGAAAGGAGATGTTGGAGTTGAGCGTGTACCAAATACAAGCGGAAAAGTTTGAGTTCCAAGGGAATGATGTCTTTGAACATTGTGTACTTCCTGAAGGAAAATTTTACGAAAAAGACTTTTTTGGTGGAAGCCTGAAAATAGGATATACTAAGGAAAATTTATTGCAGATGGTTGACAACTTTGAAAAAGGAAGGCTTCATTTTGATCCTATAGTTTGCGAACGTCACGGCGGAGACAAGGTTGGAGAGGTTATAGGAATATCTTATAAAGATGCAGATCAGCCTGGGTTATACGCAAAAATACAGCTTGATGAAGATGGAATGTCTCTTATGCGGAAGAAGAAGTATAAGTATATGTCTTCTGAAGTGATACACAATCACGTGGATGATGAAGGAAAAGATTTGGGGTTTGCATTTATGGGAGTTGCTCTTACCAACTACCCAAGACATAAGTTTATACGTAAGTTGTTTTCAATAAAAGGAGAAGGTGATGTGATGGTTGAGCAGTTGCCAACACCTGTAAGCGAGAATTTCGAGCTTAAGTATCAAGAGCTGTCTCAGAAGTATGAAAGCGTTGTTTCTGAATTAGAGGCTACAAAGAAGATGTTGTTTGATTCTCAACTGAGTTCTTGGAAAAGTGAAAAGCTTCTTCAGGGTTTTACGCCGGCGCCTGTAGAGAAATTTTCCAAGTTTTACGGTAAAATGTCTGTTGAAGAACTCAATGAGCTTCTTGGCGATGCGCCAAAACAAGACGACATGCTCAAGCAGGTGTACCAGAAGGAAGAGTTTGTTCACGAAGAAGAGGGTCTTGCTGCAAAGGCTATAAAAGACTACAAAAGAATGATGAATAAAAATAAGGAGGCGTGATTATGGCTAAAAAGTATCCATTTCCTGTAAAGAAGTATCTGTTTTATGATCCTATAAAGGATGTAACGAAGTTGACCGTGAGAGCAAACCTTAAACACGGGTGCCTTTTAGGGAAGATCTCTTCTAATGGCAATATTGTTGCGTATAACCCGCTTGAAGACGATGGGTCTAATACCGCTATTGGTGTTTTGCTTCATGTAGATGCAGAATCTGGAGATTTGGCAGATGTCGCTCTCAGAGGCAAGTTTGGCGACAACTATGTATTTGTTGACATGAATGAAGAAGCAGAAGGAGATGGCACGGAAGATACGTTTGTTCTTCTGAGACCCGCACTTTGCCCCGAAACCTCTGTTGTAACTGTTGGCGGAGTAGTCCAAGATTACGGAGTAGACTATACTATCGAAACTACAGAAGGAACTACCAGTCTTATTTTTGCTGCAGAATCTATTCCTGCAAACTCAGCAGCTATTGCAATCTGGTATAAAGGCAAGTTTACATCTGATGATTTCTGGAATTGCGCTCCGGAACTTATAGTCGAGACAGTCATCGGTTATCCGGCGTAAGGTGGTGTTATAAATGGCAGATTTTCAAGAATATTTAGACATTAAGAATTGGCAATATTTTACAGAGCTTGTGCGTGTGGCAAAACCCGATGTTCAGTTCCTTACAAAGACTTTGCTCGGCTCCGGAATATCTCTCGGGTCTGGAAACTCAAAGATCAGAACGAGCCCCGAAAGCTCTATTATCTATGATATTGAACACGTGGAAAGACCAGCTGCTCCTCTGAGAAGCTATTCGTCAGAGCCTATACTCGTAAGCCAGCTCTCAAACAGAGAAAGAAAGACTGCTCCTATCTTTTCTATTCCTTTGAGAGACTATATTCCTATTGAACTTTTTGACAAGCAAGTGCCTGCTCCTGCTTTGAACACTCAATCGAGCACAGCTATCAAGAATGACATGTGGAAACGCGAGATTATAATGGCTCAGGAAGGCATGCTCAAGATGGTTAATAGAAGAATAGAAGAGATGCTTGGACAGATTATAGCGACAGGAAAGATCACGTATAATGATGGTACTTTTACTGTAGACCATGACTTCGAGCTTAATCCTGATTGCTTTGATCAAGTTGACACTCTTTGGAGTAACGGCTCCGCAGACCCGGTAAAAGACCTCAGAGAGATGCGTTTGAAATTTTCTAAGATGAACGCCGGAGGTCCTGCTATCATACTCGTTGGGTCTGATGTTGCTGATGCTATGGTTTACAACAAATCCATAACAGAGAAGATGAATATCCTTAGAGCCTACTACGGAAACCTCCAACCGAGGTTTATCGACGAGAAGCAGGTTGAGTACCTCATGACACTACAAGGTATTGGAGAAATATACCATTACTATGGAATGTATGATGACAATGGTACAGCCAAAAACTTCTTGGATCCGAAAAAGGTTTACTTTATCTCCGGAGACTGGTTTAGACTGTATTACGGTGCAATAGCCAACACAATGCTTGGTGGAATTACAGAAACCGACTTCTTCTCTTACGTCGAGCCAAGCATGAATAAGAAAGGTTATGACGTTGTTCTCGAAACAAAACCATTCCCTGTTCTCACTCACCCGAACTCCATCATGGCTTTTACTGTACTCTCGTAGTTGACCCGATCAGAAAAAGACCCTGTGTGCCCCCCTCACACAGGGTTTATTTTCAGTAGGAGGTGGCATAGTGATCTATGCGGAAGTCGAAGATATATTGTCTCATTTTAACGTATTTGCCGTTGCCCAATTAACAGACGACGAAGAGAACAAGAATGTTATATCTGGTATACTTGAGGAATGTATAACAAGCGGGTCTGACTACACGGAAGCTGTTCTTCCTACAAGATTTTTAACAAATAGAGGCATGGCAAAATATGTAACAATACAAAAAACCATTGCTTTGCTCTATAGAAGATACGGCCACGAAGAAGCTGCAAATGCAACAGAAAAGAGCCTTAACTCAGCCATTAAGGATTTTATAGATTCATCGAAAGAGTCTGGAAGAACAAAGTATGTTTACGATGTTAAATCTCATTCAGAGCAATCTCTGTTTACAGACTCGGAATGGCGGGCTTCCATGTCAGAAAGGCCATACTGATGAATGTTTCTGTTGTTTGTAATAACTTCGACGTTAACCTCGCTGACGAGTTTGATACTTTTCTCGGCCTGTTGAGAGACGCTATAAAAGAGGCTGTCTACGCTTACAACAGAGCACTTATATCTACAAAGGGGTTTGGAACTTGGTCTGGAATAAAACAGTCAACGATCGACTTCAAGGAAAAACTTGGGCTTTCAACAGACGTCCATGTTGCTACAGGGAAGCTCAAGAGTATACTAAGCTCGGAAGATATAGTAACCGAGACAAAGACTTCTGTTTGTGTTTGTATAAAAACATATTCTGATGAATCTTGGGCGTTCGACAAGGGGTCTGACGTCCTCGGAAAGCTTGAAAGCTTCGGCAGGATGTTCTTTATACGCGAGGCACTTGAAAGGTCTTTGGAACAAATAAACATACTGTAGGTGATTGAATGACTTTGTTTTCTTCCTTATATTCGCAATTTTTAGATGCTCTTACTACACAGTTTAGTGAAGTAAAAATTTACCCTTATAACGCAGACTTAAATTCAGCGCATGTCGTAAAACCTTGCATACTCATGAGCGATATAACATTCAAGATGACTCCTTGCGCTTTTATAGACAATGTTGATATGATTTTGCAGGTTGCCTTCGCTAACACTTCAGAGAAGGCTACGACAGTAAATATACAAAAGTATGTATTGGAGCGTTTCGAAGAGTTTATGGTATACTTTCACGGCAAAGTTTTTGTTGTCAACAACTGTGAGTACAAAGGTGTTATAGGGAAAAACAGAGTTAAGAACTCAGTTAGTATAGATGGTCTTTATGCTATATCTCGAATCGACTTTGAGTACAACTTTTTTACTCAAAAATCAAAAGGAGTGTGAAATAATGGCTGTTATTGAGAGAGCAAGGAAATATAACAGGACGTCATGGACACGCGCTTACGGAATAACCGGAACGAGTTTTGGAAAAGCTGGTACTATTCCTATTTACGAAGAATCAGGGTCTATACAAGAGAGCGATACTTCCCTTACATTTGGAACTTTTACTTACAATGCTGACCCATCTGCCCTTACACTCGAAAGAGCATCGATGTCATCGAGAAAGGGAGAAAAAATATCTTACCAAAAAACAATTATTGGTGATGTAGTACTCCCATCATCTGGCACTGGTAATGCTTGTTCTGAGGATCTTAAAGTAGAATGCGATGTTTACGAGCTTAATTGGAATTTATCTGCTAATCCTACGTTCTTGTGCCAGACTTGGAGACTTGGAAACGTTACCGGTTCGAGCACTATTACCGGAACTGTTGCTTACCACGCAGAAACTCCAAGCGAAGACCACTGGAAACACTTTCCAGACAAGGCAAGCATAACTCATTCTAAGGTCGTAGAGGTAGGGCAGCAAGTAGACCCTGATTTCGGACAACTCGAATTTCAAACCGTTGAAGTTATGTGCGTTACTGGGGTGCCTTGGGCCAACTGGAAAACGGCGTAAAGAGGTATTGTTATGTCTTTGATACTGTCAAAGCGCGCCGGTAGTAAAGATATATACATGACTTTTTCTACGGCTTTTGGATCAAGATACCATAAAGTAATAAGTGTTGGTGTAGATGAGGAATCTGGCTTTGGATCACTACCATCCGGAGGTGGTTTTGCCGCTCTGCCTTTATTCGAAAGAGCGTCTGAGTCTGCCAGATACGGAGATTTCAAACGCTATTCTTACACAATGTTATCAACAGCCACTGCGACAATGCCGAGTGGTGATGGTTGGACAGTAGTTGAGTGCAAAGAAGAAACCCCCGAAGCTACATACTGCACACTCGGCGAGTACTCTTACAGCGCAGGAGCGTCTATAGAATTTAGAAAATGCGGTACTACCACTTCATACAGGTGCAGAGGCTCTGGAAGCGAATACAAAGCTGGAGCCAGTGGCGGAGCAGCACTCTCAGTTCCTGAAGTGTTCAAAGAAACAGAATCCGGGAGTGTCGCCGACCCAGACTTGGGTGTTATAAATTACACAGTAACAGAAACCATTTGCAGTGTTCCAGGAAGTTGGACTGAAGTGGCAACAACATAGCGGCATGGCATTAAAGGGGGAGTATTTGTGTTAGTAGACTACGGGAACTATGAGTTTGAACTGAAGAAACCAAGTCCATTTAGATCAGCGATATTTGCTCCTCTCTTTATGAGATACAACGACGAAGTAAGAGGAGTCAGGTATGACATAATTGAATACCTAAGGAAGATGCTCGAGATAACGAATAAGACAAAAGAACAAGAAGAGCAGTTTTCTAAAAAGCTCGAGGAATACAATAGAGAAAAAGAAAGAGCTTTGGCTATTTTCTTTAGCAGGATAGACAAGTACATCCAAGAACTTCTTATGAAGTTTATATGTACGGATGTACTTGCTTATTGGAACTTGGATATGCCTATCAATGAAGAAAGCTTATCTAAACTGCCGCCATCAGTTTTCTTACACCTATTTGAACAAGTTGGAGTTTTTATTCTGAGTGGTGATGCAGAAGCAATAAATTTTTTGCCAAAGAGGTCGCTCGGATCTCAAAAAGACCAAACTCAAACTACCTGATACGTAGATTAAATACTTTATTTGATGGAGTTATCAGGATGGGCGACCTCTCTTTCGAGGAGATGTGCACTCTGTTAGAGTGCAAAACCTTTCTGGAGAGAGAGTTGAATAAAAATGCCTAATATAACTTACGAAGTAAGTCTCGGCGGAGATGCCTTTGAGAAGATAGACTCTCTTGTAAAGAAGTTTGACGAGCTCTCGAAGCTAAGCGTTAACTTAAATATAAACAGCATAGAATCAGCTATTTCAAAAATAGAGGAGTCCTTGTCTAAACTCCCAAAGGATATAGCTGTAAACTTCAGTTCTAACGCAGGAGATGTCTTGTCTCAAGTACAAGGCATCGTTTCTGCTTTAGAAGGCATACCAAAAGACGTGTCTATAACATTTACTTCTAACATAGATGAACTTTCTTCGAAAATAAACAATTTAGTAGCCACGCTCGGTGCTATTCAAAAGTCTGTATCTATAGGTGTATCTGCCCAACAGCCGCAAAAAGCTATATCAGCTCCTACGTTCGAAAGCGTATCAAAAAGCGAAACTTCTATAAAAGATACCAGAGACACAGCACCAGCTTTGTTTAATACTTTGGTTTCTGCTCAGAAGGTTATTAGTGAACGCAGTACAAAAGCCGCTTCTGCAATTCCTACCGTTGAGAGCCGTCCGGCAGAAAAGGTAGCAACTCAATCTATGTCCGGAGAGTTCAAACAGTTTGCGCAAGACATAGCGTCAAGAACAGCGGATGCTGTAAAAGGTAGCTTGTTTCAGGCTCCTAAGCAAAGTTACCAAGAAATAAAGACCGTTATGCAGTCTTTGCCTGAAGACATTAAATACAAACAAATAGAGGCAAACTCAGCATCACAATCTGTTGTGCAAAACAATGTCAAGAATGTATTTAATGAGCTTATAGAGGCCAATAAAGCATACGGAAGTCAAGAGGCCAAGAGCTATCCAGCAATTTATTCTGCAGCTCAAATGCTCGCATCTGGTTACCCGCAAAAGTCTGGAATACCAGAATTAGAATCCGCAATGAACACTGTGAGAAGCACACTTGCTATAGAGGGTAAGGTTAGCAGCAAACTTTCAGAATCTCCAAAAATAGAGGCTGAATTAGGGCAACTTACTATGTTCGGTGTTAAGCCTAACGCCGCTTTGTTTCAGGAGCAGAATAGGTTAGCAGCTTCCGAACAAATGCACCCTGGCCAACTGAGTCTTATGGACTGGAGAGACCCTGTAAAAGAGTTCGTAAGCAGAGCGGCGAGCGAGTTCAAAGGCAAGAAGGGCTTTGACCCAGTTGCTGCCCTTAGATTTATCGAAAGAGAAGCAGAAGCAATCTATAAAAACGCTCCGGGCGCAAACACCTTAGACGCAATGAGCGAACAAATAACTCCTCATAACTTGTTCCTTATATCCACTGGTAAAAGTCCATTAGTTGTAGGCAATTGGGAAAAAGTCGGTAAGGTAGGAAGTGAGTGGATTAGATGGACTGGCAAGAATAAAGAGCAAGCCGAGCTTACGCAGCAAGTTCCGCAGCCTGAGCTCTCTGACACTTCAAAGGCTTTGAAGGCTATTGGAGACTCTTTTTCTGCAAACTTCGATAAGGGCGAATATGAAACAAACTTGGATAATTACAGGCGAATCTTTTCAGAAAGAACAGGCGGAACACCAGTAGACAAACTAGAAACATTCGCATCCTTTAGACAAGGTAAAAGATTTATAGAGGCATCTTGGAAGGCCGCAGGAAACGAAGGGCTCACTGGTTCTCAAGCTTTCGACATAGTTACTAACCGTAAACCGTGGGATATGAATGGCCCAGAAGGAACGGCAAGAATAATACCTCAATCTGAAATATCAATTCAGAACGCTGACAAAAAAACTTCTGACGAGGTCAAAGAGCCTGTTAAGTTATACATGGATACACAGCTTTTTGCCAGAAAGCAAAATGAACTGCCGCCTTTTGTTCACACTCCTACAGAGGGGAAGATGCTTCCGATAGCGGAAGCAAAAAGCGCAGTAGGTAAGGGGTTAAAGGAATTTAACTTCCTACCACCTGTGCCGGTAGGGTCTACGTATCAAGAAGCTGTAGCAAGCGTTGTTGGTCAATTAGGAGGAAGTTTTACTTCTTTGGACGTAGAAAATACCCTTGGGGTTAATGAACTTGGTAAAAGAGAGCTATATCAAGTAGCTGCAAGTAAATATCATTTGGAAGGAAAAAAGGTAGTCAACTACCCAGAAAAAGACTTAAATCAGTACATATTGCCTGAAATTCCATTTGAAACAAAAGAGAAAGACTTTACGCATAAAATCAGCTATAAGCAACTGCTTGCTTCTGGTGCAGAACATGCAGATGTTGAGCTCCCGAAAGTTGTTGAAAAAATCTTTGGCAAAGACACACTTCCTGTGGTTGTTGGTCATGCTATCGGAACAGATTTGAGCAAAATAGCAGCGTATTCTCCAGAAAGTACAACTTCAGGTCTAAACTACGTTTCGTACGACACCTATAGAAATCTACAAAAAGCGAGAATACCGAAAAAGTTAGAAAAAATAATCTCAGAGGACTTTGGTCTTGGTAACGAAGTTGCAGCCGATACAATGCACGATGCGTCTTCAGACGCTCGATTTACTGGTCATTACTTTTCTGCAGCAGCTCCTGTTTTCTCGTTGTTTCAGGAAGGGAGAATTACTGAAAAAGAAACACAAGATATTTTGGAAATAATGCGACCAAGAATAGTCCACGCCGATCCTGAAAAAGGTGCATCTGGAGGATACACAGTTGAAACATCTCCAGAATTTCAAGCTAAATTTCTTGAGTATAGCACCAGAAAAACAAGTGATTTTCCCAGCTTTAATGGTGCAAAAGAAATAATGCCATACTACGGAATGGCTAAAGTTGGGTCTGCTAAAACAGGCGAAACAGTAGGTCTAATTGATATACCAGATATAAGCAAAATAAGAGAAACATCTGTAAATATTAGAATTGGTTTTAATGAGTTAGAAACTCTACCAAAGAATACCGAAGTGACAGCAGAAGTTAAATTGCAAAGTGAGGTTCCAGCATCCTTGCCTGAGGTAGCTCCGGCACAAGAAAAACGTCGAAGCGCAGCTCGACAAAAGCAACTTCCTATGTTTGATACTCCAGGACCAGTTGGTCGAGGTGCAGTTGTTGGAGTGGAGGAAATCAAACAAGAAAGTCCAGAAAAAAAATTTGTAGGACAAATAAAAGCGTTATCTGAAGTAAAGAGTGTTCAAGCAAAAGAACCACCAATAGAACAAATTGCAGCAATGCCGCAAAAAGCAGTTGTAGAGGCTCCCGAAACTGCAATGCCAATTAAAGCTCCGAAAACGGATAATGTTTTTGGAAATAGAACAGGAAAAGAGTATGAAGTTTCGCTTGCCAGAGAACTATTTACGGCTGCAACAGGAATTTATACAAGACAAAGGGTAGAAAAACAAGAGCCGGTGTCGAGCGTTATACTTACTCCAAACCAAGTTGCTGCCCAAGGAGGCAAAAAGCTGTATACACCTCCAACGCAGAACATTATTATTCCGCAAAGCCAACAACCACAAAGCTTGATAATACCACAAAGAATAGCAGTCCAAGAGACTGGTATTGTTGCTACAGCGCAACAAGTAATAAAAGACAAATATGAGTGGGGGCAAAACATTCCTCCAAAACCGGGAGTTACAGCTTTGTCTACAATCAGTTCTGGCTCTGGCTTTTCTGGGTTTGTACCTCCATATAGCCGGAACACTCAATCTGGTCGGAAACCTCCATCCGGTGGTTCTATACCTCCATCCGGTGGTTCTATACCTCCATCCGGTGGGTGGGATTGGGGTCAGCAACCGAAGCAACTTCCTACAGAACCGATAAAACCAGACATTATTTCTGATCTTGCAGATAAATACAAAGACAGAAACAAGTTTAATCAATCTGACTTGTTCGCTATGACTCTTACTTCCAGAGCTATTCAAGGAATAGGAGAAGAATACTTATCTATATTTAGACCTTCTGAAGAGCTATACAAAAAAGTGTCCCCACATTTCCAAAAGACACGCGTTGTGTCTGAAATGTCTGATGATCAGTATTCTACATTCATTAAGCAGATGAAAGAAGTTGCTCCGACAACGATGATGCCTCTTACAGAAGTTGCAGAACTTAGCTATATGTTTGAAACACGCGGGTATTCTACGCCAGAGACTACACCGAATGTAGTAAGAACTCTTGGAGCAGCCGGAAGAATAACAGGAGAAGATCCGCTTCAAATGAGTGGAGCTATTATGTCTCTGATGCAAACGTGGAACCCTATGAGCATAGATGCTCTTAAAGTAAAAGCGCTAGACCTTATAAATAGGTTTTCTGATGTAATGACTTACTCGTATGTAAAATCTCCGATGGAGTCTAAGTGGCTAAAAGATATAGCCAACTATGCCGCTCCTACGTTTGCTACAATGGGATTCAGTCCAGAAGATACAGTGTCTACATTTATGGCTATGTCTCAGATGATACCAACAGCCGGTGTCGCAGCAAGAGGAACCCGTATGGCCTTGTATAACTTATTTGATCCAGAAAAAATACAAGGAGCTACAGAGAAATACGGAATAGATTTCAACGAGATAGCCTCTGAAGTTACATCTTCCGGAGGAACACTCGGAGATGCGCTCGAATCATTGGCTCAGAAGATAAGCGGCCTTTCAATCGGAGATCAGCTCAGCGTGCTTAGGTACATAGGCGGAGGAGTTAGAGGAGCTACAGCATTGCAAGCCTTAATGCCTGTTACAAGTATGATCTCTGGCTATGCTGTTGACCTTAAAGAAAAGTCTGTTGGATATACAGCTTCTGCTAATAGATATGAGTATCTTACGGAAATAGGCCAATTTAAGGCTGCTACAGCCTCCAAAGAAGCGGCTCAATACGGAGTTGGAGAAAAGACTCTACCCGTCGTTACTGCTTGGACAAAGCTTGAAACCTCTGCCCTCGAGGGGCTTAGTTCTATGTCTACGCCTGTTCATGCTGGTCTTTATGGGGCTGCAAAAGGCGCTGGTCTTGGTGCAGATCTACTCCAAACATTCGCTAATGTAGGAATGCTTCAGCTTGCACAGCAAATGTCTCCTGGTTCAAACATTATGAAGAAAGGACTTATGGCATCGGGTGTTGCTGTCGGCCTTGCCGCTGTAGCAAACGTTACATCGTATCTCGATCAGCAAGACGCTGTTTCAAGTGCTAAAAGCCTATATAAAGACTTATACAAGGAAGGAACTTACGCCAATCCAGAAGAATTTTTCTCGATGGAATACAATCCGAGACCTACTAATTGGTTTTCAAGAACGCTCGGAATCGGTTCTCCTAACAAATCATTAGAAGAAATGAACTGGACAGAGAGGCTTACGGAGGGCATAGGAGATGTAGTTGGTGGGTTCTTTGGTCTGAGTCAAAGGTCTTATATAGGCGGACACTGGGTTGAGCCGGGAGTCGCTAAAGAGCTTATATCGTCAGAAACATCAGCACTGACTCAATCATATGATATAAAGGAATCAAAACAGCTTCTTACACTTCCGTTAGAAGAGAGAAAAGAGCAACTAAAAAGAGTAAAAGGCGAAAAAGATGCAATAGATATGTTTGCAAGCCAATCTTTGTCAACACTTTCAAGTAGCGAACAAGTACTTGACTCCATTTATTACTTTGATAAGGGAGAAATGTCGAAACTTAGTAGTCAAGAAAAAGAAGACTACAACAAAACATACCCGACATATCTTAACGCTCCTCAAGCCGAAGAGCAAGTAAAGTACATAACAAGCACATTAAAAAAGCTTGGAGCTACCGAAACCGGCAGCGCGATGCCTATGTCTAACCTATTTAATATAAACAGAGCAATTACAGGGACTGCCAAGACACTATACCCAGACGACGAAAAAGCTCAGGCTAAGTACATAAATGAAACGATGAGAAGCGTTTTGACCAAGAACGGCTATGACAATCAAAATGTACAAGGTGTCGATTTTGCAGCACTCTCGACAGTTATAACATCTCTCGTTTCTTCTTTGTCTAGCCTTTCAGGAGCCGCGGAATCTGCAGCCGACGCCTTGTCTTCCATTGAAGGTTCTGGCGCAGGAAAACAAGTTGCTTTAACAGACAGGCAATTATCAGAATGGATGAATAATACGTACGGGCAACAGAAAGATGTGTTTCCTATGCCTGGAATGTCTTTGCAAAGAAAAACGGATAAAGATGGACAAACTGTGTATGATTTTGTGTATGACCCAGATGCAGCTAAATATTTCGAAGCTCCTGCGTCATCTTCCAATACAGCAGTTCCAATCGAAAACATCTCTGGATTGCGCGGAACTGAGTCACCAACCTCTGAAACAGTTATTAGTTCTTTGTCTGATGTATCTGGATTACGCAGTTCTACAGCGTCTATTCAGCAAGATTTGCCAGAGATACAGATAAGCAAGTTGCGAGCAAAGGAAATTGATGAAGTTATAGGTCAAGAGCCGCAGGTTATGGAAGCTGGCATCTGGGGGCCTGTTGCTAAGTTTGCTGCAAAAGCGGTTGGTGTATTGGCTGTAAGCTCTATAGTTAAAAACGCAATACCAAAAGAAGGCCTTACGCTGGAGAGCGCTTTTGAGTTTTTGGATAATACTCCTTACAACAAAGCAATTCGAGAGTCTTGGCAAAGCAAGATACCCCCAGAGGTTGAGGGCTTTGGAGCAGGAGCCGCTGGCACCGCATCCGGTGGTGGCGGAGCCATGTCGAATTATAAGGCTGGCGTTGCCGGAACTACGTCTGGTGGAGGAGCTGGCGGGGCTTTTGGAGACGAAGTGCCGTTTCCGAAAGAAGAAGTCCAAACAAAAGAAAAAGAGGTCGAAAGTGTAGTAAATTTAACAAAAACTGCTACAGAAAGCGATCTTTCTGAAATAAAATACTACCGTGCAGAGCAGCAAAACTACATGTATAGGTCGTCTCTTTCTAACGGCGAAGTAGTTGTAGACAGAACGAAGGTTGATGACCTTGGTAAGCCTTATGGTGAAACGTTGAGGTTTACAGAGCAAGATTACATCAACAACAGGAGCACTGTTTATCCTGAAGCTGGAGATGTAAGAAAGGAAGTTGTAAGTGCTTTGTCTGGTGTACAATCTATACCAGGCACTGCATCCGGAGGGGTTTTTGACATAAAAGAGCCGGACACAAAGTACTCTTCAAGAGAAGAGCTATTTTCTGCAGCTATAGATAAAGTAGAAAGCAGAAAGGGCCCAGCAAAAGAAGGGTATGAATACTTTGTTGATGACTTTGGCGCATACGGTTATGTTGTAACTCAGAGAAAGAAGACAGAGCAAGAACCAATCGACTTCTCTCAAGCAAAGCCAGGGTATGAGTGGAAAAGCATAGAAGCTGGCGGAGTCAACATGGTCTTTCAAGCTAAAGTTCCAGAAAATTTCGATGCAGAAACCGGAAAATTAAAAATGCCTTCGTCTGATAACTATGAGAAGCTTGGTTCTATATCTGGTAGGCCTGTATTAGATTCGCTTGGCGTCGGACAGGTTCTTGACTTTACCGGCGGATTGAAGCAACCAAGTTTTCCAAACTCTAACTTTTTGCTTGATAGTCCGATGCTTTCTGCTACTTCTGGTCTCTTGAAAAAAGAATTCACAATGCCGGAATTTGAAATACCCAGCAAGCCGCAGTTGAATTTTGATGGAATACAAGGGTCTATAAGCTCTGGTAGCGATAAAGACCTTGACATTTCAACGGTTGAATCAGCTCTCATGCAACTTGCTACCAGCATTGCAAATGCTGCAATGAACATGAACGGTCTTGTTAAAAGCAACATAACCGAAAAAGATAAAATTTCGCAGCCGTCGTTTGAAAAAAGTTTCGAAAACTATACAGCACAAAGTCGCATTGACTATTTCAAGAATATCCCTACATCTGAAGCTTACAAAGAAAGCCCTTTAAGACAAGTTGATCAAGCAACATACGCAAAGAGCACTATACAACAATTTCAGCCTATTATCCCTGATATTACTAAGAATTATGCTCAAACAGCAATCCCAAGTGTCCAACAACAGGTGCAGCCCTATTCTTTGGAATTTACTTCTTACAAAAAACCAGAGTATACACAAGAAACATTTGCGCCGCTATTCCAAACTCAAGTACAGCAACCTCAAATGCAGAAAATAGACTTTAGCTCTAATTTGCAGCCGCCGGCTAAGATTGACATTGCTGAATATACTCAAAAAAACATTACTCAGAGCTACACTCCTACTACAAATAATATTATTCCACAAGATAAACAGATAACAATTCCTGTATTTGAGCCATCTTTTAATAACGTACAGCAAGAAACTAAACAAACTGTATTATTACAACAGTACCAACCAACATCTCCCGTTGTGCAAAACCAATCTCCTGTCGTCATCCAAAACCCATTCAACCCTGCTATGAATTTTCAGAATCAACTTGTTGACTTCAGCAACTCTTTGGGGGTTGTTGGTTCTATTCTCAGGGCGAGCATGTTTGGAGGAATATCATGAGCGACTGTATAGAATCTACTTCTTCAGATGTAGTTTCTGTAAGTGGAATATCAGGATGCATAAAATCAAGCGCTTTTAGATATACAAGAGGTCTCGAACCAGCAACTCTTTCTGTGGTTTATACTTCAAGCTCAGAAAGTTTTAGTGCAGGAGGAACCGTTAGCTACTCCGGTAAGGTGTCTTGTTCTAATATGTATGTTACAAGTGTACAACGCATCGGGACTGATGGATCGGACTACGTGTACTCTCTTACTGCTGTAAGCAGAGCTGCTTTTCTTAAAAGTTGCAAAATACACTTTATGTTTAACGGCTATCCGGAAACCAGCTCCGGAGGCAGTCAATCCTCTGGCTTGCTCGCGGCAATAAAAGCTTCTTGCGGTATTGAACCGCAAGGTGTAGATATAGACCAAAATGCAGCTTTTGTAAGTTTGGATTGTTCGTGTTATGACGCGTTAATGTGGCTTTTTTACCATAAAGGTCTTTATCCTTCTGTTAGTTTGGATGGGAATACTATAAATTTTTTATCATTTTCTGCCAACGGTGGAGGTTCTGGAACTTTGGTCGACACATCGACAAGCCCCGCAAACTCTGATGTAATCGCCGTCCAAGGTACGCTTAATCGAAAACCCGTTGACGTTTCCCAAACATCCGATTGGGGAACCAACTTTGATTATAAAAATTTCAAAACGTATCTATCTACAGACCAATGGACAATAGACCCTATAATAAAAGTACATTCGACTACAGAGATTCCCGCTACTACTGAGTCTGCTGCAAAAAAAGTAGTCAAAGCTATATGTGTATTGTATTCGTCTATTGTTCAAGAAATGTGTGCTTGCAGGTTTAATGCCACAACAACCGTTACTGTAGGAACAACTTCTACAAGCTCATCTGGAGGTTCTAATTCTATATCAGTTAACTCAGATGATGTAGAAGTTAAGGCTATTACAGATGAATCTAACTTTTCTTCTATAGTAGATGAGTGTAAGAAGGCTTTTAACGAAGGAACAAATACAAAAAATGTATATATAATACCATTTCAGGTTACGAATGGATATAGCGCTGCCGACAGGTTTACTATGCAAATAGTAGCCGTTGTTAAAGCGTCTATAGAAATGCCTTCAGATGCTGATTTTGAGGATTTCAATCCATCCGGTGTTGGTCTGCACGTCGCATCAAACATTTTGGCAAAACTGCTGTTTACTTGGTCTATGGATGGATATTCTGTTAAGTTCCCGTATACAACATCGACGTCAGGAACTTTTATAGAGAACAACATATGCTCTACTGTTGCTGATGCAATAAAGTTTGGAGAAACTTATCAAGCTATGTTAAGATCAACCACAATAAATGGCTATTCTGGTGCTGGAGCTTCTTTGGCAGATGCCTACTATGAAACGTTCGATGGCACAAACATATCATCTATCGCGTATTTTAGAAGTTAGTGGAGGAATACTATGGCTTATTCTAATACAATATACAACAGCATTATAGTTTCTCAGAGATCGCTTTCTCCTAATGAGCTATACAAATCGAGCTCTTTGTCTGGGTTCAACACAGTCAGGGTTGGCGTGCAAGTTGTAGCCGGTGTAGACAGGATAACTAATCCTCTTCCAACTCCTCCAAATAACCCGAGTTACACATTGGACATTCAAATATTTCCAATAGGCTACGGCGGTAACCAAGATACTCGTGCTCCTATTTCAAAAACAGTGTCTCTTCAAGGAGAAAGCTGCATTTCTACTGTGTTTTTTGACGTTGTAGGAATCGCTAACTACAGAGTTGGAATTTACAATACAAGCTCTTTCAACATAAACGTTTCTGCTGGAATTACCGAGGCGAAGATGTAATGGCCTCTTCGCGCACTTTCACTGTATTTTCTGGTGGCACCATAACTTTGAGGTGGCTTTTTTGCAACTCATCCAAAGTGTCTATCGAGGCTACCGGTCTTTTGTGCAGTGTCTATAATGAGCAACAGATAAAGATTTTTGAGGTTCCTGTTTCTCGTGAAAATATAGGAATTTACACAGCCTCTATAGATACGTTCGCTAACGATATGAGCGTAGGGGTGTACTATGTTGAACTATCAGGTGTTGCGCAAGCTCAAACTATTGTGCAGCGCGATACACTACTTGTAAGATTTCTTTTACAATAGGAGGAGAATATGTATTTTGATTGGGTTGCTAAGATAAAAGCTACTTTGTCAGAAAAGCCAACATCGTCATATTTCGGCATCTGCAAAGACATAAGTGAAAAAACAGAAAAAGATCAAGCTGGCGTTGATAAAAATCAGGGGTCGTATAACGTAACAACTATACAGACGCCAAAAGGCTCAATAACTGTTGCAAGTAAGCCGTGGGATACGTATGGCTCTCAGAGAGCAACATCATCCACTGGGTTTGGAGAAGCGGATATCCCTTTTTAAGAAAAAAGAAAAGACCAAATGCTTTAGGTACGAATTTTTCTTTTGGCTTTTTTATTAGGGTACAAAAAGCAACACAGAAAGGTCATAGCTTATGGAAAGTTACAAATAATTCAGTTGAAAAAATTTACTTCCCAAATTCTGGATATATAATTGCGAACAGCAGATACAACTACATAAACTACAAGGAAAAAAAAATCTCTCTTCATATCAGAAGGTTTGAATTATCTTCTTCCTATGAATACTATGCAGATGAAGTTGTGATCCTTGACTTTTATGGACAAGTCATAGGGCACTTTTGGTTTAGGGACTTGGCGATGTTTATATGCGGCTCGTCTTTATACACGTGGAAGCATTGGAGACATTTTATATGGTACTTTCTTAATATGACCACTGTAAGAATATCTAAAAAAAGAATGGTAATGACGTTTGCAAAAAACTCCCCTTTCGGTGTGCAGGTTCTTAAAGACCCAATGTATAACTTCTATTATGTACATCCTGACTATGAACCAACAAGCAAGATAAGAAGCGCGGTAATATCGTATAATTTCTACAAAGATCACATCGAACAGTCAAATTCAAGAGAAGAATACGATAAAAAGCTGAAAGAAGCAGAAGCCGGCGGTACTGATTTGCCTGATCCGAGCAGTGTATACAACATAGAAGATTTCAAGGTAAAAAAGAATGATAAGTTTTTTGTAGAAACACCGATAGACATTACGGCTGCTTTTGCTGGCGCTGGCGGAATGCTTTTTCCTTTTTATACAGAAGGCGGTATAAAAGCAGATGATTGCAAAAAGCTCGAGTGCTTTGAATACATTTCGGAAATGCCTCTTTCCGCTTTAACTAATATGGAGGATTCAGAAGTTGATGCAAACAGAAGGGCGACACATACAGGTCTTAACATAAACCACGCACAAGCTGAAATATACAACATAGGCGCAGCCCACTGGTCTTACTTGATGCCTTCTTTACAACCAGCAAAAATATACCATTCTACTGATTCCGATGTAATGAGCATATGGATTGATATGGACAAGTTTGACAAAAGAATTTCAGAAGAGTTTGAAAAGTCAGCCTTGATGCAACTTGCTGAATACTTTAGAGACAACGGCATGGAAGACGCTGCCGCTTACATAAATATGATACGCAAGTTTGCCGGAGAGTCTATGATATATAAAAATGTAGGATTGATACATACTTTCTGGAGGTACGGTCCACATCAATATCTGTTTTATACAACAGCTGGTCTAGCTGGAATAGTCGTTTACCCAATAATAGAGTATGATAGATGCTGGTACTTTTTGAATCAAGAGCTAATAACACCGCCATCAGCACCCGTTTCGGATACAGATATTATGGCTTATCAAGGAAGAATGGTCTGCCTTGATAAAGAAAAAATAACAGACAATCTATACTATATTAGAAACAAAGACGTATACAAAATTATGGGAGAGCAAGAAGCAGATGAAGAACCGTTTGATATTTCGAATTTCTTAGACAGTCTTGACGACGAGGATTTGGCGTTAAAATGAGTTATACGAGGCTTCCGGCTTTATTTACTGGTCGTGGGTGGTATGATCACAACAGACTCATGAAAGACAAAAACTACCCAGGGAAAAGCGAGCTTAATAGGGATTTGTCAATACTTTTGAAAGCAGGCATTGACTCGAGTGGCACTCCGCCTCGCTATTTATTCAACGCTTCGAAAAGAATAAATGATTTTTATAAAAACCACGGTTTGAATGCTCTTTCGGTATACTGTAAAAAAAGTACAAAAATGATTAAAGATGGTGGTTTATTTTATCCGAGTGGTATGGCAGAAAGCAATACATTTATAATTCTTATTGATTGCGAAAGAAAAACGGCAGAATATAGGCTTTATTTAATTGCAGTTATTTTCAAAGAAGGAGAAAAACTACAATAGTAAGGTAGTGATGTGGTGTGGCTGTAAAGCATGAAGTTTCGTATAGTTCTGCACCTATAGTTTCTAGTATAGACTTTCACGATTTTGTTATAAACACAGACGATGGCACTTTTTTGTCGTCATTGCTTCCTGGCAAGATGACGTTCAGGTATGATAAGTCTTTGTGCAAGCCTACGATTATTTTTGGTAGCAAGGTAATTGTTTCTCCTGTAGAAAAAAAGGCTTTAGATGTAGGTCATCAGACAACTCTTGATTTTTCTTATATAGAACAGGCAGACAGCGGAGAGCTGGAGATGATAGACCAAAATGGCAATATAACTTCTTCAGGCTCTGATTCTGAAGCTACCAGCTACAGTAGAGTTGTGAAAGGAAAGGTTACTGGCCTGTGGATGGGCTTGTACGGGTTCTTCTTCAGAACAAACGATCTTCAAAATACAGACTTGGAAAGCCTAACAGACAAATACTATTTTATGCCAGAACACCTTTACCCTTTGGAAATACAGCATATTTTAGATGTTGAAAACTGGAATATTAGAGAACAAAATTTTGAAGGCACTGTTAGTTATACTGATTTAGAACAAGACGAAATCGGATTTGACTACAGTGGCGAGGGTGATGTAAAATGGACTTCAAGCGAAATAGGTTTTCAAGTTGATGATATTGTACCGCTATTCGGGGAAGGATGATAAATAGTGGCTATAAAAGCTTATCTTAGTTTCGATGAACTTGTCACGGATCACCAAATACTTATAGGTGATGACTTTGTAATTTTTGATGGAGACCAAACGGGTATAGAGTGGATGGATGGAGTTATTCGTCTGGTAAACGGAGAAACTACAGAGGAAGTAAACATAATAGATGCTGTTTATGACGATGTAGAAGATGAGACTGAGTTTACTTTCGCTGCAGGTTCTACAGCTACCTATCCTATAGGATCTAAGATATATAAGCTGCAATCCCCTGTAAGATACATATGCGGAAGGCTTGTCGGGGATGCTGATCAGACTTCTTTTGTCTGCACTCTTACACAGCTCGAGGTTTCTGACGGGCCTTCTGAAGTTAGGAAGTTTCTTGACGGATCTGAATTCGGCAGTTTACTTACGAGAGCGGATGACGGTACTGCAGATTGGCGATGGAACTCATCTCTTACACAAGTTGAGTTAGGCTATACCCCAGGAATAGGCGAAACGGTTGTAGCCTTCTCCCAAGGCGTCCCGCTATTTAATGACAAATATCTTGCAGAAAATGTAGCAGAAGTCAACACGATTGATGTTTACTTGTATCTAACTACTCATTATGATTGCGTATTCGCTGGTTTCGATGAGATAATGTCTACAGACGTAGGAGCTGAGTGGTACAAGGTTCTAAAAGAAGTTTCGCCAGATACTTGGGAAGAGTATTCTAATCAAACATTTTGCGGACACGAAATAAACGATGTCGTGCACATAAAAGTAAAGAATTATCTTATTGACGCAGAGGCTGCTGTTAGAAATTACTACAACATATCCCTGTATCTTGGGCATTTAGAAATGCCTACTAATTAGGTGATTGTATGCCGGTAATCAAAACGATTCCTTTGTCTGTAGCAAACAATGTATCACTCTTATCTACTGCAACTTCTGATTACTACGGAATAGACGTTTCTGAGTATGTTTCGGCTGGTTTGAGTTTCAATATCACAATAAACTCAGCAGCTACAGGCGACATATTCTTAAAAGTCTACGGATGTAATGACGCAAACTACTCCACCAATGTAAAGTTTGATATAGTAACTATACCTATGAGCTCTTCGAATATACAAACTCACGTTTCTCTTAGATGTCTTGAGTTTAGAAACCTAGTAATAAACGTCGTCAATGGAACTGGGTACTCACTTGTGTTTTCTGCATCATTGATAGGGGTAAGGTTGAGTTGATCGAATATAAAGATTATGCAGACGGTATGATTATCTATATAGCTGGAAAAAGTTCAGAGGAAACTCTAAACAGAGTTGCCGAGATTCGTTTTTACAATGAAAACGAAGTCAATTACTCCGCTGAGCTTTTCGGCAACTTTCTGCCTGTCTATAAAGTAAGAACAGGAAACATAGATAGACTATTCGTCCATATGCCGCCTTCGTATGTTTACACCTGTGTTCCTCTTATGATCAATACCATTCCTTATAGCAGATTGCTGTTCTCTTATGAGACATTCTATTACTGGATAGACGCATTTCACCCTCAACACCTTGTTGTTAGAAATGGAAATGGGTACTTCATAGATCAGACTGGGTTCAACATAGTTGATAGCACAATTTTTATAGATAGTACAGAGTTCCCTGTCAAGCACAAAATCTTTATAAACAACAGTGACTTTTCTGCAACCTTTAGAATGATTGACCCTGTAAGCAAGTTGTTAAAGTGGACGGTGGTGTTTAGCTCCAAAGAGATAACGATAAACGGAGTATCCAAAGGAACATTTGAATTTTCTGATGGGATAGAAATAGATTTCGGCTATTCTCAAAACAACCTTCAAATAACAATAAACACAAACGAAGTTACTCCTATTAAAGTTACAGACTCTTCTCCGATCGATGAATCAACAACTGTAGACGACACAAACCTTGAAATAGATGGAGTTTCTCTTGAGTTCAAGTGGTGGTTTTGCTATAAGTCCGCAGCCGATGAATGTGTCGTGTGCGGGAGTACTCCGTACGTAGACGTCTTTGACCTTATGACGACTGGTGCTCCTAAACTTGTAAGCAGACACTACTATTCAATAAAAGGAATAATGTCCGAGCAACACCAGCTTGATGCCTCTTGTAAAATAGCTGTAGGAGAACTCACTAACACGTTCAACTTAGCTTTGGTATGCAAGATATTAGAAGGCCATATCTATGATTACGCTTTAGAACACAATCTTATTTGGGATAAAGAGCTTGTAGCAGGAACTTCGTTGAAGCTATTTAAGGAAATAGAAACAGAGTATGGTGTGCTCAATGGGTTATCTGAGCTTGTCTTGGATATAGAGAATGAGATAAAAACATCACGTGCTGGGTCTGACTTGGATTTGGAATTGTCTATAAAAAGCGTCATAGAGCAGCATATTGACAAAAGATTCGCTTCGAAGATAGCTACTTGGCATTTTTCGGAAGAGTTCTTGCAGATGAAGTCTACAGTTATGCATGCTATAGTTGAAATAGTTTCTCTCCAGATATTGACCAATAAAGAACTTAGCGATTCAGCATTTGATGTGTTAAGATACATTGTAGAGAAATCTTCGCTGGCTGTTGAGGTTGAATGTCAAATGGTAACAAAAACATATGTGTTTGTCGAAAACAAGTCTATAGAGGTGAGCTGATGTATAAAATCAAACCACACAATGAGCAAAGAACAATACAAGTTAAAAGAGGCTCTGTCGTAGAAGTTGTTTTGAATGCGAGAGTAGCTGTAGAAGCAGACTTACATTCTGGTTTTGCAAAAGTAGCCTTGACTCAAAAAGATCAGTATGTCGAAATAGGCAGCTACTTAGTAGACGAAAAAGGTATTAGGTTTCTGTTTAATCCCCCTATCGATGCCTGGGTCATTATAACGAGTGTAGATGGCGCCAGAATAGATGCTGAGGTTATAGAACATGAACCTGTTCGACCAGAACTCTAATAGCTTTGTAAAGGTAGTTATGGCAAAAATTGACAGCGGGTATAGCTGCGCTTTGCCTGCTACTCCTTTAGAGGTTAGAGTATTTGATTCTTCACATCTGAATGGAGAGCTTATAGGCTGGGAATACAATAATGGAATATGTTATCTTGACAGGCCTCTTGTTGCTGGCGAAACCGCAAAGTTCTACTCAATAGATGGCTTACCTTTATTTGATTCAGAAACATTTGTGAATAACCTTTCTTCAGAAAGGGTCAAGGAAATAGAGGTGTCATTCATTGATTCATTCGATGTGAGAGACTTCTTGGTTGAAGTTGACGATCTTTTCGGGTCCGATGTCTCTTTTCAATGGAAAGAAGGCGAAGGGCCTTATCAAGACTTCCCTATCTCAAAAGAATACCTTCAAAAGGACACCTATCACGAATTTACAATCAAAGCTGAGATAGATCCAAATATTGCCAAATCAAACTACAGAAACGTTGATTTTCATCTAACTTGCAGGAGAGTTGGAGATGAGTAATTACTCAGAGGTTTTCCACAAATGCGGGGACATATTTAGAGACGTCAATAAACTGTTTTTTTCTGATGGCTCTGTGTCTGCAGTTAGTGGTTCAAATGCGTTGTCGATTGCAAAGATTTGGTATGAAGTTTACAAAAGCTTCAGCGAAGCTACACCTCAGAATTTTTTGCTATGTGGCAGTGGGCATGTTGGTAGAATATCTGGTTTTATACCGTTGGTTATAATAATTCCTCCAAATTTAACTAGTTCATTTTTGAATGAAAACTCAGAAAGCTTTGTTTCATCCAATCATCTTATAGCGAGAGTGGTAATATGAAAGTGGATGGTATTTATCAGTTTCGTGTTTCAAATTTAGATACAGGCGAAAACAGAAATTTTGAATTTAGAAACTACATAACAAAAGCATACAGATATTTTAACGACTCTAACTATTTATATAGTTTCATACCGACTTTTAATGCGATTGCACAGAGGACTACGCACACTTTTTGGCCAACACTTTACTTACATTTTGTTTTGGCTGACTCTAATTTCAATAACCCAATCGTTTTGGAAGAACCGTTCTATGAAAAAAACATAACAGGAAAGACTCTTACAGTAGATGTTGATTATAAGACGGTTACTGCTCAATGCACAAAAGACGAAAATATTATACTTGATACAAATGGAGTAACAAAAAAATTTGAGGCCACTGCAAACGGCCCGTTTTCTTTTAGAGCTTGCTTGGCCGGAACAACCAGTTTTAGTGGCATTTGGAGTGCTCTTAATTTTCCGGAAATTGTTGTAGCAGACAATGAAATTCTGTATGTAACATACTCTATCTTGAATAGGTGGTAATATGTCTCATTACACGCCAAGCGAAATTTTTAAGACTTTTATTTTCTTTGTTATGCAAACTACCAAAAAAACTGCTTATCTTTATAATGCCGGTGACTATTACTCACACTATTCGTATGATCTGCCTATGTACAGAAAAAATATTCATCTTAGGATGTCTAATGGGTTTTCTGGTTTTACTATAAGCTCAATTAGTCAAGACACTATCAGTGCAACCTTACCTTCACGTTCTTACCTAACTTTTAGTGGAGACGAAATTGGTGGCCATACAGTGTTGCAATATTTATCGACAGAAAAAATGATAATAAATTCTATAGTTACAAAAATAGCAGCTGTCCCCGGTATATTTTATAATACGGGTTCTGGTAGAATCATTGACAGTGTTCAACGCCAGCTTTTTTCCTTTGACATGGCACAAAATATTTATGATATAGACGTGTCGTCTGTTTTTAAGCAAATTTCAGAAGTTTCTTACACATCTTCTGATACTTCTGGATTACTTGGGTATAATTCAAACAACTGGGCATTAGAAAGTACAACGGAAGTTTCGGTACAGCTTTTGAATGGCTGGGAATATGCATTACAAGAGTTTTCTCAGCATGCTATCCATTATGTCTTAAAAGTAGAAACTGGTGGTACTAATGACTATGCTAAGTTGATTTTCAAAAGTTTCCCTTATTTGGTTTCGAATCCTACTATTTATTTGCAAACATCAGGGAAAAGCATGTACTCTGAGTTTCTTCCAACCTACTTGTACTCAGGAAATATAACATCGAGAATTCTTGGCACTTCTACTGTAGGAGGAAATCCAATTGGTAATACATCTTACACTTACTATATTTACCACCATTTCAAATCTTCTCCAGATACAAATGCTGGGATTTGGCTTGATTCTCGCAGAAAAGATATAGACAATTCTGAAACTGACGCAATAACAATGCTTCTTAAAGATGCAACTCATCTCGGCGTTTACCACCACTTTTTACCTTGGGTGCCAGAAACTATAGCAGAGTTTACTTTTGAACAAAACTTCAAACAGTGCACTTATTTCTACGGAAAGTACATTCTTCTTGGTGAAGATATGAAAGTTTACCACCTTATGGATAATGGGACTCTCGTTCAGATTCTCGATAGCGGGATAGACTCGTCCGAAACTGTTATGCTCGTTGCTCATCCTGACCAAGACCTTTGCTATCTTCTTGGAGGAAGCAAACAATTCATCATAGATAGAGACCTTGACTACACAATGGTTGAAAGTGCTTGGTCTGGTCTTGCTGAAGGCTTAAGATACACCAATTTTGATTGCAGAGGCAGGGTTTGGGTTGGTAAACAATGCAGAAGTAAAACGACACTTGAAGAAATACATTCCATAGCGGCAGGAGGAATATGCAACTTCACTTACTTTGCGGGGTCTGATGGTGTCTGCTACGACCTTGACGGTAATGCGCTCAGCAACATACCGGCTACATTCGTCTCTTACGTTCATTACAGTAACCTGATATGGAAATATCCTCAAGCTGTAGAAGTCCCTTGGGGTGAAGAAGACTTCAAGCGGCAGTCTAACAGAGACGTTTGGTACGGCAGGAATACATCAACAGGAGAGCTTGAGCCTTATGATGAAACAAACGCTATACCTATAGAGTTAGATGAGGCAGATAATGAAAGTTGTTTGTTGTCGGACGGTGTAAGAGTTGTGTTTAACGACAATGCTGGAACACGAGTGCTTAGCGAAGGAGATTTTATCTACTTTACAGTTGCAAGAGGAATAATAAAGGATGTTTTGAGAAAGATAGAATTACGTTCTTTTATTGATTTAAGAGACTACCACGCTTGCACAAATGAATTCACAATTTCGTCGGCAACTCACTATGTTCCAGAGTATGATGATCCTGACTTTATAAACATATCGACTGTTGTTTTTAATTGCACAATAAATAGCCTGCCAGCCACTATAATAACGTCAGGATCTCCAACACAAGGACAGGTTCATGTCAATGCAAATGGCACTTTGACATTTAATACGGCTGATATAGGTGTTATTGCAAATATAGAATATTACGTTGCAAAAGATCCTTACGTTTCATAAACGCGTTTACAGCCCCTACGAGACGTCGAAAAAAGTTTTATGAGTAAATAGTCATAAAGAAAATTAAAACGCATCCTGGGTCATTTTGAGCAGTATTGGAGGAAAATTAAGATGGTGAATATTACCAGAGGAACGCTAAACGTTTTCAGGGTTGTCCACAAAGAAAGTTTGGTCTCTTCTCAGGTTATTGAATGTGAAGAAGAACCTGATGTCATCTATCTGTTTTCTTCGACCAATCCCAATGGAATAAAGATAGACAAACACATAGGGTTATTGGCAGAACTTCCTGCAGACGAATGGATGTGGGACGAAGAATGTATCAAGTTTGGCAGCATAAGAGATTCTGAAGTTTTAGTCGCTTACTGTGGAGATGACTTTCTTTTTAACGACGAGCTTATAAATTGCAATGGAACTCTTGAAGAAAGAACGCATGTCTATACTTGCAGTCTTGATAATGATTACTCTGATTACGAGCTTAAAGATGTAGTTATATCTCCATCTGTAATATATGAACACGAAGACATTTCTTCTGCATGTATGACTCTCTCTTTGGATAATTCTGCATTTTCAGGTAGTATAGAGTATACTCCAATAGACCCGTCGGAAAGTCTTACGTTTTATGTTAAAATAGTTGCACCAGAAGGCTTGATGCCGTACAACTTCAGAAACTTGGGTGTTAAAGTGCAGTATGCTTTACTATATCATGAATAAGGAGTGATTTTAATGTCTTTAAGTATTTCAAGAAGTTACACATTAGTAGGCTTGACTTACAAAGATGATCTTACGTCCGATCCTGGAGAATTCGTAATTTCTGCTACTACGGATAATCTTGGCACCAAAACTTCTGCTATTGCGTTTAAGTTTTACTTTGGAGTTTCTGGTGCAGAAAGCGCTTGGGCTGCTTATGAGCTTTCGGATGTGCTTAATATCCCGCTGTTCTTAAAAACATCAGCTGACGAGATTTTGCAAGCTCACTACAACGACATCAAAGGTGAAATTGAGAATCTTATCCTAAACAAGAACCACACGTTCTCATAAGAAGGTAATTTAGATGCTGAAGCTTTATGCCGATGCGTCCTTCACCAACCCTATACGAACACGTATAGGGTTTTTGGTGGGAGATGGCTCTGATTCAACAATGGATACAGACGGTGCACCTTCTCATGTCAGAATTTTCAGCTCTGAGTTTTCTTGGGGGAATCTTCTTGCCTCCCCTGCTGACTATACTTATGCAGATAACGTAGTAACGTTAGAAGAAGCTCCCGCTATCGGAGAGACTATCGTTGCTATGTCTGAAGGCAAGTATGTGTTCGAAGATCTTCATGTCGTTGGTAACGATTCGTTAGAAGCAAACAGGACTATGGAGCAAAGACTTTTTGTACGCTCGGAAGATGCAAATGCAAGCAATGTTAAAATATCGATAGACAACATCCTTAGTTCGAGTGTCATAGATGAACTCGACCACTTCCTTGCAGAAGACAACTCTGGAACTCCAGGAACTTACGGAGAGGCTGGTGCTCCCATCGAACTCGGAGACCTTGCTTCTGGAGAAAGCACTTCTTTTTTTGTAAAATGTATAGTTCCAGAAGGCACACCAATGGATAACTATCACAACATCTTAATTAAAGCTAGCTCAGAAAACTTCTCCACCCATGAGTGATACATTTGTTTGTCTACTTGAGGGCAAGAAGGCTATATGGTCAAAAAGACATATACAAAAAGAGCAGGTCTGCAGTAGAAGAAATGTGTTTTGCAGAAAAGACCTGTTCTTTCTTGCTTGATTGTACACACTGCCAAACGAAAGAACCTTCTTACAAATACGAAGAATTAACTTCAGCAACAATAAACAAAAGCCACTATATCTCTAACGATTACTTCTACAATGAAATTAAATCTCATTCAAGCTTACGCAAGTTTTTTTCTGCAGAATCTGATAGCTGTTCCGTTGAAACTTCAAGCAGCAATTTATGTTTTTATACAAGCATTATGCCTGCTTCGTTATATGGCTCTAAAGAAGCATCTAGCTGTTTTTCATCTACACAGTCTATAGAAAAGAATGCGACTTCGCAAGAATGCGTATTTGTTCAAGACGCATCATCAACTGTCTCATTTGAATCATACTCGTTGTATTTGCAAAGCGTATTATCTGGTTTAAGAATGTTACTCTGTGTCTCATCAGAAGAGTACATACACGTTAATAGCGAAGAAGCTTGTTGCTTATGCGGTTCCGCTTCATTTGTCGGCGATTTTGCAATGAGCGTGAGGTTCATAGCGTCTGAAGACTGCAGATCAGAATATTGTTTCTTGTCTAAAATCAGAGCGTATTTTGAGTTAAACTTTTTAGCTACTTCGAGAGTATATTCAGAGGCAATCACTGTTTGCTCACACACAAAAATGAGGTCACACGGCTTATCGGAGTTACTTTTTACTCAAGAAAGCAACATAAGCATTGATGCGTTGGAATCTTTTTTGCCTTGTTCAGGCGTGTCTGCTGATCTTTATGCAGACTTTTGTTTTATAAACAAATCAGGTGATTCGGAGTGCTTATATTATCTTAGTTCTAAAAAAGTTTATGCTAATGAAAGCATAGATATTTGCAATACTGAGTTTGTTTCTGATACTAATCCAACACTTTCTGTGTCAGAAATTCAAGTATCAGTTTTTGACTATTTTGTATTTACTGAAATTAACTACGTGCATGGATTTGAATACAATTATGCCAGTGAAATGATCGCTTCCAGCATCAATTCTTTCATTAGGCTTTTTGGATATAATTCAAAAATGCAGCTATTAAAAGCATCAAGTGCAGCAAAAAATGTTTCTTTTGCTACTTCAGACAATAGTGATATACTATTTTGCAAAACTGACGATTTTTGCATTTACAAAGTAGAAATGAACCAAATAAAGTTCGGAGAGTGATACGGTGAGAATAGTTATTTGGGGTTCTACACATTATGAAATATGCCTTTGCAAAAAGACAAATAAAGACGGTAGCGAATCTATGATAAACCCATCTTCTGCACAAGCTTTTCTCGAGACATACTCCGAGACACCTGTTCAGGTTGCTTCTCTTTCTTGCTCAAAAATAGCAACAGGCGAGTATGTAGTCAGATTCTTTGCCGATAAAACAATTTATAAGACTAAAACTATGTATTACATAGCTTTTTATTACGTGTATGAAGGCGACACAATCTGCAAAAGGGAAGCTATTACGATAGAACCAGCGAGGTGCTGATTTGCTACTTAACTATTCTACCGGAGAAGTTATAAGTGATGAAATAATAGTTGCTAACACGTCTGAAGACCAATTTCTATCTCACGATACTATATTCGATGTAGAAGTTTGGTCTGGCTCTGGCAAGACAGGGACGCAGTTGGTAAGCGGAACTGACTACTCCTTGGTTTTGCCAGACTCATTCAACTCTGTCTATAACGGAATAAGGTTTATCACAAACAACGGAAATTCTTTTTATATTACATACAAGACAAAGGGCGACTATGTAGACGCCGATGATGTGAACTCTAAGGCTGATAAGGTGGTTGGTGCAACCAATGGCAATTTTGCTGGTCTCAACGCAAGCGGTAACCTTATTGACAGCACCAGCAAAGCATCAGACTTTGCGACATCGGGACACGCGCATTCGGCGGCTACAACTGCTGTAGCGGGGTTTATGAGCGCCGTGGATAAGACAAAGTTGGACG